AAGGTGTATTAGTTGGTGTTTCAGACGGTGTATTAGTCGGTGTCTCAGAAGGCGTATTGGTTGGAGTTTCGGATGGTGTGTTAGTCGGTGTTTCAGATGATGTATTAGTTACTGTGACAGTGTTAGTTGGTGTATTAGTTGGAGTATTGGTTGGTGTTTCTGTTACTGTTACTGTTACCGTCGGTGTTACCGTATTTGTTGGTGTATTTGTGGGTGTTTCAGAAGGAGTATTAGTAGGTGTTATAGAAGATGTAACTGTAATACTAGGCGTTACAGTTACAGTATTAGACGGTGTTATTGTAGGTGTTACTGTGTTTGTTGGTGTATTTGTAGGTGTTGCTGTTGATGTGACTGTAGGTGTTGCTGTTTGCGTTATCGTAGGTGTAACAGTTATTGAAGGCGTTACTGTATTAGTAACTGTAACAGTTACTGTTGGTGTTAAAGTTGGTGTTGGTGTAGGTGTTGGTGTATTTGTAGCAGTTTTAGAAGGTGTATTAGTAGGTGTCTCTGAAGGCGTGTTGGTCGGGGTAATAGACTGCGTTACTGTATTAGAAGGTGTGTTAGTTGGTGTTACTGTATTTGTTGGTGTTTGTGATGGTACTATAGGCTGATTAGATGGCGTTTGTGTTATTGTAGGTGTATTGGATGGTGTAACAGAAGGTGTTGTTGTAACTGTTGAAGTTACTGTATTTGTAGGTGTTCTTGTAACTGTTGACGTCACTGTAACAGATGGGGTATTAGTTGGTGTATTGGTATTTGTTGGTGTATTAGTAGGTGTGCTTGTTGAAGTGTTAGTTGGTGTATTAGTAGGAGTTGTTGTAAATGTATTTGAAGGTGTGATGCTTGGTGTTACTGTAGGCGTTGCCCCGGGAGTAGATGTTGGTGTTGTAGTGGGTGTAGTTGTAGTAGTAACTGACGGCGTGGGCGTTGTACTCGATGTTGTTGTTGGTGTAGCAGTCTTAGAGGGTGTAATTGAAGGTGTAGGTGTTGTTGTAGGTGTAACTGAAGGTGTAACTGCAGGTGATTCTGTCTTATTAAAGGTAAAAATGGCAGATCCGGTACTTGTATAAAACCACGTATAATAAAGTGATTGAGATGTAACAAAGCTTGAACTATCACCGACAAATATTTGATCATCGTCAGTCGTTATGTTAACTAAATTAAAAGCTGAAAGATAGCAGCTATTGAAATCATTTACATCAAAGTCATTTAAAACATTAAAAGAAAAACCATCACCTTGTATTGTAAAATATGTTACTGTATTAGAAACGGTAACCTGTAATATGTTTGAAGTAGGCGAAAGCGTTATTATTTCACCGTTATTATTAACGGAATATTCTTGTGTAATATTTCCTATATCGCCTGCTGTATAACTTCCTGCTGACTCCTCTTCTAGCTTACTAAGCTCATGAAATCTTTTTTCAAATAATAATCGCTTTTCGGCCTCCGAATCAGCCATTGAATCAAAAATTAATTTTTTTTGTACTTGGTTAGGTACTGGTTTATTCCAGGTTATTTTATCAGGCGGAAAATTATAACTTTTGCCGTCCGATAGCGCATCTAAATAATCATCTAACCAATCCATAATTATACAATATTATTTATAAATTGTTATCTAAAAAATAGATAAATAATTATTATGGCAGATATAACCATTAGTAGATTAAATCCTGCAGCAAACGTTAATATCACAGATGTTTTACCGATATCTGATGGCAATCAAACACTTAAAGCAACAGTATCTCAGATAAGAGGGACTACGGGTGCAATTACAGGTTCAATTATAATGTGGGCAATCACCACTCCGCCTGAAGGCTATTTAGAATGTAACGGTCAAGCAGTAAACCGCACTACGTACTCTGCTTTATTCAACATTTTACAAACAACATATGGTGCAGGTGATGGTTCTACAACTTTCAATTTACCTGATATGAGAGGTCAGTTCCCAAGAGGTTGGGATAATAATAGAGGTATTGATTCCGGTAGAGTAATAGGATCAAGTCAATTAGATCAATTTCAAGGTCACTGGCATTCGACAAATGATGGTTTTACCGGCACATCTGGTGCACCATATAATAAACCTTTTGCGGGTACAGGTGGTGATACTGCAAACCCTACTTTTTATGCACGTACTGTAGTACAGGACGGTATTAACGGTACGCCAAGAATAGGCACGGAGACCCGGCCACGTAATGTAGCCTTAATGTTTTGTATTAAGACTTAGAAGCTTTGCGGGCGTTCTTTTCTTCCTGAACGCTTTTGCGAGCTTCACGAGCAAACTTAATTACTTCTTGAAGTGCCTTGCGAGCGCGAGTTCCTGCGGCATTATTACCGCTAGAAAACTTTTCGTATTCGGCAGTAAAGGTTGCAACATGTTCTTGTAATGTAAGAGGGTTAACGTTTGACATATACTTATATTATTATACTTGAATAAAAATGCAACTCGATTAAGAATAAATATTATTATGAATGCGGGGAGAAAAAAAATTACCGCCGATCAGATATTAGACTTATACGCTGAAGCAAAAAAAAGTAAAGGTGCTAAGAAGGAAGAAATTATGAAGAAGGTTATTCTTCTTTCACACTATTTAAATGACTACGTTCCTTTAGATAAAATCAGAGGGTAATACCGCTGTTCTCTCTCTTTTTGCTAATTCGTTAACCGTCTTCTTTATTCTCTCAACATTATTATCAAATCTATAAGCATCACAAACTGGACAAAATACACTATCTTCTAGAACGACTGATTCGCAACCTTCACAGACTTTATAATATTGTGCATCTTTACAAATTCTTGCCGCAGCTGCTTTTCGTTTTTTTATAGCTTCAGAATCATCAGCCATATAAATACTTAAGTGAACAAGGATATAAAAGCCCTATTTGAATCATATAATCAGGGCATTAATCATACTGAGCGTAATACTGATTCTTATGCTTATGCTCCTAAAGAATATAGTACTGTGAGAAGTGAGGGTGAAGAAGATACAACATTAAAAAGAAGAATAGCTTTAGATCTCAATAATATGACACAAAGAGCTTCTAGAGGACTAAAAGACGATTACCATTTTATTCTTACTAACTTAAACAAACTAAAAGAAGATATTACTAAATTAATAACTAAAATTTGAAATTTTAATAATATAGATTATTATAAAATAAATGCATAAGTTAGCGCTCGGGTGGTCTGAAATAGAACAAGACTGTACAATACTTGCAGGTGAGGTTAAATATTGCGATGCTATACTTTCATTAGGCCGGGGAGGGTTAGTACCTGGTGTTATGCTATCTCATTTGCTAGACTGCAAAGTTTTTAATTTTGGCTTAAAAAGCTACAAAGAAAAGCTAGCTGGGGATATTGTTGTAACTCAGCCTCCAGGAATAAAGTTTAATTCAGATTATAGAGATAAAAAAGTTTTAGTCATAGATGATTTATCAGATAAAGGTTCAACATTACTGTGTGTCAAAGATTATCTAGATACACACGAATTTAAATATTATAGATTTGCAACACTTTATATAAAAAAATCTACTAAATTTACACCTACTTATTATGTGAGAGAATTTGACGATAATATTTGGCTTGACTTTCCTTGGGAAATAGCTAAACTAGAATAAATATAAGACATATTATTTTAACCCATATATGGGCTTCAGCCGCTAAGGCGAACTAATCTTTTATGAAAACTAACACAAAAATAAACAAGCTAGTATTAATCATAACAGCCTTAATTGTCTCTACAGCGCAATTGTGCTATACAGGATTTAATGAAAGTAAAAAAACTATTAAAGACGTTAAAGCAGAATTAAAATCATTGCCATTAGTAGAAGAAAAAGTGGTCTCAAAGAATATTAAAGTAAAAGCAGACGGTGTTGTATATAAAGATGAGTTTATACCTAAAACAAATAATAGTGGATTTAAAATTATGACAGTTAGACTTACAGTTTATTGGGCTAAAGGTGATGGTACAGATTATTATAGCTCTAAAAAGAAAAGCTCTACCGGCTATACTTTAAAACAAGGTGAGTCTATTGCAGTTGATCCGCGCATTATTCCTTATAGAAAAGAAGTCATAATACCTAATGTAGGTTTAGTAAAAGCTGTAGATACCGGCTCTGCTGTAGTTGCAAAAAGCGCATCAAACGGAAAGCTTCCTGTAATAGATGTTTTCTTTGAACATAAAAAAGATGCCATGCTATTTGCAAGTAAATATCCTAAAGTAGTTAAAGTTGCAGTATTAAATTAATAAATAAGTAACTTTATGGATTCTAAAGAGCTTCAAAATTATGTTGAAACTGCTCTTGCTTTAGCTAACGATGACACAAAAAATACGCTCCCTTATCAAGTTTTTGGACTTGAAGGAATGAGCGGTAATAGATTTAGACAGTTTTTAAATCATTTATTACGCACTGTAGGTAAAAAAACCAGATACCTAGAAATAGGTATTTGCGGGGGATCTACTTCTGTATCTGCTCTAAAAGACAATATCGATAATATAGATAAACACTGGCTTATCGATAATTGGATTTGGTCAAACTACGATCTTAGTTTAATGAATTTATTTTTAAATAATTTTAGAACACATGTTGGTAAAGAGCCTAATTTTATTCAAGCTGATTGTTTTGATTTAGATTTAAAAAAGACTGATATTAATAATGTAAATGTATATTTTTATGATGGTGGTCATAAAAAACATGAACAATTTCAAGCGTTAAGCTATTACTACGAAACGCTAGCAGATAATTTTATCTTTATTGTCGATGATTGGATAGACCCTAATGCAGTAGAAGGTACTAATGAGGCTATAAAGCAATTAAATCTCAATGAAGATTATAGATTAGAGATACATAAACATAATTTTGGCAATCAAAGACTAGAGTGGTGGGAGGGTGTTGGTATATTTGTTTTGAGTAAAAACAATAAATAATTAGGTGCGATTTGACGACCTAGTTAATTTTTTATTAGAAGATGTAGCTGATTTACCTCCTCCTGCTATTATACAAAAAGCAGAGGATACAAAGCTTACATTTGATGATATTTTTAAATTTATTAAGGACCATGAAGGCTATAGACCAAAGGTATATAATGATTCATTAGGTATACCTACAATTGGCATAGGGTTTAATCTAACTAGACCAGATGCTAAAAAAATCCTAAATCAAGTAGGAGCAAATTACAATAACATTATTTCCGGAAAATCAGAACTTACAGATAATCAAATAAAAGAAATATTTAAAATAACACTTACAATAGCTTACAAAGATTCAAAATCATGGATTACTAATTTTGACGGGCTACCTAAAAATATAAAGCTAGCTATACTCGATCTGTCTTTTAATATGGGTATTAACAGGCTTAATAAATTTATAAAAACCAAAGAAGCTATTATTGTAGGTGATTATGTTAAAGCAGCAGAAGAACTAAAAAATAGTAAATGGGCTTCTCAGGTAGGTAATAGAGCTAAAAGTGTTATCGGTCTTTTTTTAGCTTCTTCTTAATTTTTTTAGGTAATTTTAAATTTACTGTTTTTTGTTTACTAGGAAATGTATTTTGAATATCTCCTGATGTCATTCCTATATCTGGACCTGTACTTGGTGCAGTTTGATGCTGAGGGTAAATATTAAAATCTTCGAAGATTTTTTTTAATTCTTGATCAAATTTCATCCGCGTAATTTATTATGAAGTTTTAAAAAATCTATTTCTTTTTTAAGCTCTTTTATACTTTCAACTAAATAGGGAATAAGCTTTACATAACTAATACCCTTAAACCCATCTTCTCTGGTTTCGACTGCTTCTGGAATAACGGCCTCTACTTCTTGTGCAACAAGACCAATATCGCTTCCTTGTAAATGAGCATATTGAGGATAATCGGACGCTACATTTTTCCAATCAAAAGAATAACCAGTAATTTTCAATACAGTATCTAGACTGCTTTTTAATGGTTTAAGATTTTCTTTTAAGTCTCTATCTGAACTAAAAAACGCTATAACGTCTTGGTTACACCTTAGTGTTTGTGTAAAGGTGCCGGTACCATTTACAGTAAGATTTCCGGATACAGTAGTTGGTCTTCTTAATGTAATTGTACCCAGGGTGCTACTACCAGGTTGATCAACTGTAAATTTTGCCGCGTCTAAAGAAAATACAGGTGGGTTAACAGATTGATTAATAGTTATACCATTTTGTGCTGTAAATGTAGCTTCTTGTAGAATTGTAGAGAATGAAAAGCATGTTAAATTTGAGGTAGCAGTTCTACCTAAAACAGTGCTAGGCCTTACAAATAAATCTTGCGGGTTATTGCTCGCGTTTGTATAGTTACACTTAAACGTATTTCCGGGAACATTTTGTAGAAATCTATTTTCAACTGAGTCTTCCAGCAGTCCAATTGGTGCGTTTAGCGCTGGTTTACCAATTGTATAATTATCTACTACAGCAAATGATAGCTGTCTTGGTCCAATACCCTGATCTTTTATCTGCAATTGGTCTAGACTATTATACTCTAACTGAGTGTCGTTGATAAGTGTAACAAAATCGAATTTTACAAACTCTGAAGAAAGCGGAGGAAATGTATTGACGCTAGTTAATGCATAAAGACCTCTTGTCGTTTCATCATAAACAATATCGCCAGTAGCTGCGCCTTTATTTAAAATAGTTGTAATAGCTTCATAAGATAGTCCATTTTGGTAATTTCCGAACAAATTATCTAAAGTTCCAAGATTTTGAATGCCAATAGCGTTACCACCTGAGGTGCTACCATCGCCGATATACAAGCGCTTAGTATCGACGCAATAACCAGGCTCGCCGCTACTAAATACAACACCCGTTAAATTAGCCGTACGGCGCTGAATATCGGTACCTTGACGTATCAAGATCTTTGTAATGGTGTCAGCCATATTTTTATATATTTATTCTAAAATGGTAAATACCAACGATAAATAATTAATATGACTAAGCTTTATTCTGCTGTTTTAGCAGGTAAAAACACAATAAACGTTTTTGATGTAAAAAAGGGAATTAAGACTTATTCTTTAAATTTAGGATCTGTTGAAATCGTTAATGGACCAGTAGTTACACAAGATAAGATGACTGTCGTTACAAAAGATTCATCAGGTAAAATGAGGGGTAAGGTATACAGTTTACCGAAAGGTATTCTTACGTATTCTTTTCAAGTTAACTAATGGCAAAAAAATCTCCATCAGTTTCGCATATAAAAAAGCTACAACAAGACGTTGATACGGTTTTTAAGACTGTTTATCATGGTAATGGTAAACCTTCACTCGTAACGCAATTAACAAGTTTAGACCATAGAATTAAATCGTTGGAAGAAAACCTCGATCAAAGAATCAATTCATTAGAAAAAGAAATTCAATTAAAATTTTCCCATATTGCTGATGTTGTCACAGAAAAATTTAATAATTTATCTGGTCAAATTACTACAGAGTTTAGTAAACGCAAAACCGAGACCGAAGGGATGTGGAATTTTAAAACAGCTATTACTACCTCCTTACTTGCAACTTTAACCTCTATTTTTGTTATTTTATTAAAAGAACTGATAATACGTTGATATAGATATCTTTGTTCATATAATGGAGATATGACAGTGTTAGACGTTAATCTTGTAGATGAGCCTTTAAATATAGATACATTTTCTTATTTAAGTGATGCGGATTATCCTTACTGTTTACTTGGTTTTCAATTAAAAAATTTATATGATCAAAAGAGGCTAAAGATTAACGAAAAATATAATCCTAAGGATATTATTCATCTTATACCTGGTGAGACAGTAATGCCTAAGTTTTTTAGAGGAATAAAAATTAATATTAATCCAAAGTTTAATTATCTGCTAACAAAACTTGAATCATTAGGGACCCATTTATCAGAAAAAATCGATAAAACTTTTTATGTTGAAACACTTAATGAATATAATTTAAGCTGTAATAATTGTTTTGCTTATCTAAGAAAAGGTGTATACCCTATAGATAGTGAGCATTTAGAATATTTTACTGATTCAAAAATTACACAAGAAGAATTATACAGCAAGGTTTTAGATTGTACAGGATTAAATAAATTTCAATCACTAGGTTATTTTGTTATTTATGTATTAAGCAATAAAAATATATATAAAAACACAACAAATAATTTTTTACATGCAGTGGTAAAAAAGTATACAAATCCTTAATTTTTTTAGAAAAGATTAGATAAATATTTTTTTATTTTTACAAAAAAATGAGTGCTATAATGGTTAAAAAGAGGGATGGAAAGCAAGAAAAATTTAATATAGATAAAATTCATAAAGTTATTAATTGGTCGATAGAAAATATTTCTGGAGTAAGCTTATCAGAAATAGAAATTAATGCTAAGTTAAATATTGTAGAAAATATTTCTACTAGAGAAATACATCAAGTTTTAATTGAATCGGCAGCAAATTTAATTTCTATTGATAAACCAAATTATCAATTTGTTGCTAGTAGGCTTTTAAATTATCAATTAAGAAAAGATGTCTGGGGCGGTAAGCACGCACCTAGATTAATTGACGTAATTTATCATGGTATAAGGAATAAGGTTTATGACGAACAAATTCTTCAAAAATATACTGAAGATGAAATTAATAAAATAGGAGAATTTATTGATCATGATCGCGATTTTAATTTTACTTACTCCGGAATAAAGCAATTATGTGACAAATATCTTATTAAGAATAGAGTAACAAATAAAATTTTTGAGACCCCGCAATTTGCTTATATATTAATTTCTGCTTATGCATTTATAAATTACCCTGCTGATACAAGATTAGAATATGTAAGGCGGTTTTATAATGCGATATCAAAACATAAAATAAATTTACCCACTCCCATAATGGCTGGAGTGAGGACAAATTCTAAAAGTTATGCAAGTTGCTGTTTGATAGGAGTAGATGATAATAAAGAGTCAATTACTGCATCGGGCACTGCAGTGTCTATTGCAACAGCTAGTCGTTGCGGTATTGGAATAGATATTTCAAAAATAAGAGCTATCGGTTCTTCGGTAAATAATGGAGAGGTTGTTCATACCGGGGTTATACCCTTTTTAAAGATATTTGAAGCTTCAGTTAAAGCTTGGCAACAAAACGGATTAAGGGGCGGATCAGCAACAACCAATATTCAATGGTGGCACTATGAAATTGATGATGTTGTTGTATTAAAAAACAATGCAGGTACAGATGATAATAGGGTTAGAAAATTAGATTACACTGTAGGTATGTCGCGATTGTTCTATGATCGTGTTATAAAGAATGATGATGTTACTTTATTTAGTCCACATGAAGTGCCTCATCTATATGAAGCTTGGGGAACGTCAAAATTTAATAAAATATATGAAGAATGTGAGCTAGACAAAAAAATAAAAATTAAGAAGAAAATTTCCGCAAGAAAGCTATTTTCATTAATTGTTAAAGAACGGGTCGAAACTGGTAGAATTTATATTCTTAATGTTGATACTGCTAATGAACACACGCCTTGGCTAGATAAAGTCACAATGAGCAATCTTTGCACAGAAGTTATTCATCCCACTATACCGTTAAAAGACTATCACGATCCTGATGCAGAGATAGGTATGTGCATTCTTTCTGCTATTAATATGATTGAAATAAAAGATTGGAAAGATTTAGAGAAAACTACTGATCTTGCAGTAAGGTTTTTAGAAGAGATTATAGATATACAAGCGTACTTTAATAAAGCTGCAGAAAATTTTGCAAAAAAGAGAAGGAGCCTAGGAATTGGAATTACCAATCTTGCAGCATTTTTAGCTAAAAATAATGTATCATATAATTCAAAGCAAGCTTTAAGTTTGGTTGATGAGTACATGGAGCATTTTCAATATTATCTTCTTTTATCAAGTTTAAATCTTGCCAAAGAAAAAGGTAAGTGTGAGAAGTTTGATAGAACAAAATATTCAAAAGGTATTTTATCAATTGACACCTACAAAAAGAAAGTTGATGAAATAGTAAAGCGTAAGCTTAGCTTAGATTGGGATAAACTTAGAGATCAAATCAAAGAGCATGGATTAAGGCATTCAACTCTTTCTTGCTGTATGCCCTGCGAGAGCAGTTCTGTAATTCAAAGTTCAACAAATGGTGTTGAGCCTGTTCGCTCTTTAGTCACATTTAAAACCTCTAAGATGGGTAAATTACCAGTGCTTGTCCCGGGTATTGGTAAGTATCATGAAAATTATGAATTTGCTTATGAGTTAAAAGATAATACCGGTATTATTCACCTTAATGCCGTCTTGCAAAAATATATTGACATGGCAATATCAACTAATCTATATTATAATTATAATCATTATGAGAATAATGTACTGCCAGATGCAAAGGTAATGAAAGAAATAATGTATGCGTATAGTATGGGGCTTATGAGTTTATATTACAACAATACTGATGACGGTGATAAAGAGCAATCTCAAAAAGAACATGATTGCTCTAGTGGTGCATGTAAGCTATAATAATCTTTTATGAAATCTGTTTTAAATTTAAAGCAAATTGACCATACAAAGCAGCCGCTTTTTTTTGGTGAAGATTTGAATTTACAGAGATATGACAAATTTAAATACCCGATTTTCTTTGAACTATTTAAAAAACAAGAAGAGTTTTTTTGGTGGCCTCATGAAATAGCGCTAGGTAAAGATAGGAGTGATTATAAAGAGCTTTCTAAAGAAGAAAGATTTGTTTTTGATCAAAACTTGAGATTTCAAACATTAGGGGATAGCATGCTCTCTAGGTCTATACATTCCTTAAAAGACTATGTTTCAAATCCAGAATTAGAGATATGCATGAATACTTGGCAACGTTTTGAAGGTATACATAGTTATAGCTATTCTTATCTTTTAAATAATGTACACCCTGATGCTTCTGCTTTTTTTGATAGCATAATGGAAGATAAAGAAATTGTTCGTAGAGCAGAATTAATTAGAAATAATTATGATAAAATTCTTGGTGATGAAGATAGAAAAGATTTAAAGCAGAAAATATTTGATTGTATTTTGTCAGTTAATGTAATGGAAGGGCTGGTTTTTTATGTGAGCTTTGCATGCTCATTTTATTTTGGATATCGGGGTAAGATGGAAGGCAATGCAAAGATTATAAAATTTATTCAAAGAGATGAATCTCAACATTTTGCTATAACACAAAATTTACTTAAAATTTTGCGCGACGAAGAAAAAGAAGGATTTACTTCTATAGTAAAAAAGAGTGAAGATAAAATATATGCTATATATGAGCAAGCTGTTAAGAATGAAATAGAGTGGGCAGAATTTTTGTTTAGTAAAGGGTCATTATTAGGGCTTAATATAGATGTATTAGGCGGTTATGCAAAGTGGCTTTGTGATAATCGATTAAGATCCTTAGGTTACAAGAAAATATATAATCAAAAAGAAAATCCTATATCTGGGTGGCTGGATAGTTATTTAGATAGTAGCAAAGTTCAGGTTGCGCCTCAAGAGACAGAGATTTCTTCCTATAAAATAGGCGCACGCGATACTAATATAACAGAAGAATCATTTTTAGATATAAAATTATGATCTACGAGCAAACATTAAGATCTCTTAATGATGATGAGCTTTCTATATTATTTTTGATTTGTGAAAAAATGTTTGAGCCGATTAACATTAGTGCTAAGTTTCAGTATTTAAAAATGCTAAGATTAAATGTTATATTAAAAATGATTGATGTTTTACAAACGCAAGCATTAGACGAAAAAAAAGAAATTTTTAATTCTTTGAAAAAAAAGCTGTTAGAGTAATATAAATAAATTTAGAAGGAGCAAAGCATATATGCACTAGGGGTGGGACGGTGGGCACCTTTGAGGTGACTAGTGTTTTTTATACTTTATTAAATAAATAATAATATGACGAGCTCCCTGTCGTCTTCAGATACTATTTTAAGAAATTCTAATCTTTATAAAGAATTTTTTAAAGAACGCGAAGAAATCTTACGACATAAATGGTTTATGTCTGAAAAAGAAGGTAAAGATGTAGGGTTCGAACGTGCTTTATTAGACTGGAATATAAAACATAGAGTTGACTGGAAAAATAAAAACTAACCTTCAATTGAATTAATACTACGGTTATCACCTTGAGGAGCATTTGTAGGCAGCTTAGCCATTCCGCGCGCGTCGCCTCGATCGATTACCTCTTGTCTTACTTCATACTGCGCTTTCTTTAGATCAACAGCAAGTGTTTGATATGTATGTGTATGAGGATAGCTTAAAATAGAATCCGGATCTGCGCCAGAGCCGTATACAATAAATGGCATTTTTTCTGGGTCTTTTCCGCCTGTTCCTGCATCAGATCCTTTAATACTAGCTCGAACCGTACCATTTCGAAGATCTGCATCATCACCGGGTCCGGACCCATAAATCGGAATATCTTTAGCATCAGCTTCTTCGCCGACATCAGAAGCTAAGACAGGAACATCCTCTAATGTATTAACATTTTTAGTGGCGTAAATCGGTATGCGCTGGCTCCCATAACACGGGCCGCCTACATCCGGTGCAAATATTTTATTATAATCAGTAGGGTCAATATAGCCTATAACCTCGTCTCTCTTGAGATATCCTATTTTTGTCTTTTTCTTAATACGACCTGCGACTACAGATGCATCTGTAAAACCTAAATACGGCTCACCGGTATCTTTAGGCTGTCCTTCTTTATACGTTTTATTTTTTGCATCATTAACTGTGGCGTAATTAGACATTGGAACAGCAAACCCTATAACATAACCGTTTTTATTTTGTGCATCTGTATTTGGAGATGCATATACATTTGCTTCTCCGGTTTCTAGTGCTTGCATAGGCACAGTTAAGTGGTTACAGGAAAGCTCTCCTTCTACATGAAGACCGCCTTCAATCGTAACATTATGAGTAACACCTAGCGACCCACCTACAACAACTTGCTTATTTTCTCTTTGCGAGACGCTTACAGTATCAGCAATTAAATTCAGTCGCTGTCCACCATCAATATTAATTTCATGCTGACTACCTATATTAACTTGCATGCCTGTTATATTAGTCATAGCACCAGCAATATTAACAATACCAAAGCTTTTTAAGTTCAGTCCCCCTGCACCAACCATTACATTATATTTGTTGCATACGTTTAATGTGTATGAGCCGCCAGGTAGATCATCAACTTGAACTTTTTCAAAATATGGAGAGGGTTTTCTTGCTGTATATGCACCGTATTTAGATACTGCGACTTCTGATATTAGTAATCTACCTTCAGGATCGACTCTTAAAGGAGAAAAATCATTCATAGTCATACCAATAGTTTCAATTTTATTTTTTGTTATTTCAATAATCTCACTTCCACCTAGCCCCATTTGTTTTTCTAATTCTGTAAGCTCTCCTATTTTTCCTTTAATTAAATCTGGTATTTGTGATTTTTCTGGTGTTTTTGAAAAACTGCCACCCGCAGAACTAGGACTATTTCCTGATCCACCACAAGTTTTACAAGTCGAGCCAAATGCATTACCAGGGGGAGGAAAGAAAGAGCTGCCATCTGCTGTACCATCAATAGTTTCTGTAGGATCTTTTAAGACTGGTTGCCCTTTAGGCCCGACTTTAATATTTTCAACTAACCCAGAAGGGGTAAGCCCTTTGCTCCAAGCGCTATTAGCTTTACTGGAAGAAGATGTAGCGTTCATAATATCAAACAAAAATTGTTGGTTATTACCTTCTTCAACATAAGAATTAATTAAAAATCTTTTATCTATAGGCTTGTTACAAGATGGACATACATCATAATTTCCTCCGCTAGCTCTATCAATATTAAATAAAGTTTTAATCTGATTAATGAGAGAAACCTTTTCTTTCCATTGTTCATGTACGTCTGTATTGAGCAGACCTATTTTTTTATAAAAGTCACCTCGAACTATACTATCATAATCTAGCTCTGTAAACTCACTTCTACTTCCTCTTACTGTTAAAAATTGATTTCTTAAAACTAATTTCTGATCGTTACCTGTAGCTAATTCAATATTTACTTTGTTATTAAACTCTTTAAAAGACCCTGAATAATGAGTCAATTTTAAAACTTCTTTGTTATCTGTGTTAACGAATGCTATTGTACCGCCTTTTTGATTGATGACATACTTATTTCGATAAGTCTGTGTATTAATATCTTCATTTTCATTTTCTGTTTTAGCGACATTTTCATATGTCCCTGGGTAATCCATACCTTCATCAGGCTCATTACTACCAACATCATCATCAATTATGTCATGTATGCCTTTCCAATCCTCACTTCCAAAAGATGCGGCAAATACTACTGGTTTGAGCGGATCTCCGTCATTAAAAAATACCCATACATGCGCACCAACTCTAAGCAGAGGAAATGCTCCCTTAGCACAATTACTATATGCTTCAGGTTTATAGCAAAAAGAAAATTCATTAGCCGTATTGGCATTAACTTCTGCAGGATTACTAAATGCATCTTTTAATTTAAAATACGAAATATCATATATGTTAGCGGGTTTCTCACCTATATTATCTACATTTTGTGTATCTTCGGACACTTCTTCTTGATTTGGTTCACAAGAACTTAAATTAACAAAAGCAGTTTCGAAATTACTACTATCACTAATAGTTGAAGCGTTTAAAAAAGCATTAAATCTACCGCTAGCGCTTTCACCTGCTAAAGGTGCAGCCATTTCAGCCCATGGTAAAATTAATTTTAAATCTTCTAGAATTTCTGTTATATCACTGCAAACATTTGCACCTATAAATCTAAACTTTTTATCTTTAGAAACTTCATTCCATTTTTTATAAACAGTCGGCGAAATATGCGGTACAAAGACTTTTACCCTACCTCTTTTAAGTGGATCATTATTTTGTACGACTATACCTAGATAATTACCATAGTATTTGGGATAATTCATGTTGATCTACTTATTATTTACATTTATAATATAATTATGCTAATGAAAGTTTCGCACGAATCGCCTATATCTATACTAAATGAATCAAGAAGTTACAACGATTTTGACTATGCATTAGTTCATCTATTTAAAGATTACCTGGAATATTACAATTATTTTAAGTCAGCAAGAGATACTTATAATAGAGAGGTTTTATTAGATAACTCTATATTTGAATTAGGCAAAGCGTTTGATTCAGAAGAATTTTATAAAGCCGGGCTAGATATTAAACCAAATATGTTTATTGTACCGGATGTTTTAGAAGATGCGGACGGCACCGTAGAAAGTTGGGGATCTTTTGAAGATAAAGCTGATTCATTAAAGCAGAGCTTTTATACAAAAGCTATTGGCGCAGTACAAGGGAAAACCTGGAAAGATTTGGTTGATTGCTACAAATTTATGTCTGATAACGCAGATATGATAGCTATTAGTTTTGATTTTAGTTATTATCAAACTACAGGGTACGGTAAGACAAATCTTGAGCGGTATTGTTCAGGTCGGCAACGTTTTATAGCTGATTTAATAAATAGTAATGTATGGGATTGGAGCAAGCCTCATCATCTTTTAGGCTGCTCCTTAGCAAAAGAATTTCGTTATTATGTCGATAGAAACATACACAATATTGTCTCTTGTGATACTAGTAATCCTATTGTATGCGCAATATTCGGATTAAAATATGATGCTGATTACGGTTTAAGCAATAAGCCAACTACTAAGTTAGCTGATCTAATTTCACATCAAGTTACTGATGATCAGCTAGAATTAATCAAATATAATACATCGATGTTTAAAAAGATTATTAGAAGATGAGACCTTGGATAGCTTTTTTTTCACAAACAGGTACAGAGATTAATAATCTTTGTAATGCTCTTAGCATTTACCCTGATGCAATTGTTACAAACCGCTTGACCACAGATGGTGTTAATAAAGATTTGCTGACTACAACCACGTTTAGGGAGCATAAACTTAATAGGACTATATGGTATATGTTGCAATCTAAACCGTCTGTAGAAAGCTATGAGCATATTTTAAGTCAATTTAGTAATCCAGTTATAACTCTGCACGGCTATCTGAGAATTATACCTAAAGATATCTGTAATAAATACGAAATTTATAATCTACACCCCGGTCTTATTGATAAGTACCCTTCTCTTAAAGGGTTTAATCCGCAAGAGAGAGCGTTCCTAGAAGGGTATAAGCATGCAGGTTGCGTTATACATAGAGTAGTACCCGAGGTAGATGCAGGTGAAATTCTGTTAAGTCAGGGTATAGGTATAGAAAATCTTACACTCCCAGACGTATACAGTAAGTTACATGAAGTTGCATTTGATTTGTGGAAAAGCTTATTTACCGGTTATAAAATCTTAGAAAAATAATGGACATATCCTTACATTACGAAAACGTTTTTTTAAAGCCAAACTTTAATTCTGTTCGAACAAGAGCAGACATTAGTACGGAGGTAAATTTTTTAGATAAAACCTTTCGCTTACCAGTGGTACCGGCGAATATGAAATGCTGTGTTGATTTTGATACTTGTCAAATGTTAGATTCAAAGCATTATTTTTACATTATGCATAGGTTTGATCATGATATTTTTGCATTTGTCAGAGATGCAAACGAGGCGTGTTTTAATAATGTTTCAATTAGCGTGGGAATACAATTTAAAGATAAAGCTTTAATTAATAATTTAGGTAACCATAAGCTTAGAGTGGATTTTATTACTATAGATGTCGCACACGGACATCACTCTAAAGTCGCTGATCAAATTAAAATAATTAAGGATAATTTGCCTAACACAAAAGTAATTGCAGGTAATGTTGCAACACGTAATGGGGTAGAATATTTAGCTATGGCGGGTGCTGATGCAGTTAAGGTTGGTATAGGAGGCGGCTATGCTTGTACTACAAAAGATAAAACAGGATTTACTTATCCAATGTTTAGTTGTGTTATGGAGTGTGCTAATAATGATGCAACAAATTTTGATATACCTATTATTGCGGATGGAGGTGTTCGCTGTAATGGTGATATAGCGAAAGCTTTAGTTGCAGGAGCTAAGATAGTTATGTGTGGGTCAATATTTGCTGCATGTTCAGATAGCCCCGCACCGGTAGTAAAAGACGCTTCTGGACGACGATATAAACAGTACTACGGATCTGCTAGCATACACAATAAGATGGATAAAAAGAACATTGAAGGTACAATGAAGCTTATGGAAACCGATTCTTTTACTTACGAAGAAAAGCTTTTAGAAATTACACAGGACTTGCAAAGCGCTATTAGTTATGCGGGGGGTTGCAATTTAAATACTCTTAGTTTAAGTAAAGTTGGTTACGGGGTAAGATTGTGAATCCGGAAGACTATATTAAGAGCGTTGAAGCCACGTATCCTGAGACTTGTGAAGAATTTAAAAAAATTCAACGCGAGCAATATGAAACATTTTGCAAAAAGCAATTTGACTACGGCCCGCATAATATAAGTCTTGGTTCAGATCTTCATAAAAAAGAAGATATTGTTGCATCAATATCCGCTATAGTGGTAAGATTAAATGATAAAATACAACGTCTAATTAATTTAGTTCTACGTAAAAAGACATTTGAGTCAGCTAATGAGCCTATATTTGATGCTTTTAGTGATACTTCTGTTTATTGTATTATTGCAGAAATAGTTAAAAGAAAAAAGTGGTGTAAGTAAGTTCTTAGTATATAATAGTTTAATGAATATTACGTTTACTGGGCCGCAATGTTCGGGCAAGACTACTTTGCTTAAATTAATGAAGAGTAGTGGTGGTATTTTTGATAAATTCTTTTATATTGATGAAGTTACAAGAAAAATAAGAGATGAATGTAATATACCTATTAATGAAGAAGGTGCTAATGATATAACTCAATTGTTAATTATAAACGAAGAACTAAAGAATTTATTTACATGTAGGGGTATGGGCGATTGGTGTAAAGGCGTTGTTCATGATAGATGTCTGCTTGACGGGTTGGTTTATACAGAATATTTCTTTAAAAAGAAATTAGTAACTCAGCAAGTATGGCAACAAGCAGTTCATTATTGGTACAGATTTTATAATGAGTATGATATTATTTTTTATCCTGATCCTCATGAAATTAAGTTAGTTGATGACGGAGAGAGAAGTACTGATATTGAGTTTAGGAATGCTATTATAGATTTATACGAAGATCATTATTTGAATCAACCTTCATGGAGAGATAGAGTAACTATTTTAAAAGGAACAGTTGAAGAACGCTTAGAACAGATTAAAATTAAACTATATGAACAAGGTATTAGACAATAGCAACATTTCGAAGCATTTAGGTAAAGTAACAGGGTATAAGTCGACTTATGATCCTTCACTTTTAGTACGTGAGCCAAGAATCAACAATCGTAAGCATTTAGATATCACAGACGAAAACGCACCTTTCGGTGGTTTTGATATTTGGAATGCATATGAAGTTTCTTGCTTAACACAGGAAGGTATGCCTATTGCAGCAATTGCTAAAATAGTTTATCCTGCTAAGAACAAGTATATTGTAGAATCAAAGTCTATTAAGCTATACATGAATTCTTTTAATATGCAAGTATTTAAAGGTAACATGATTCAAGTATTAAACGAATTACAGAGTACTATTGCAAAGGATTTGTCCAGTTTACTTGAGACGGATGTCAAAGTATATGTAAGATCTACGGCTGCGGTGTCAGACGATTTGTATTATCCACCGGTATTTAGCAATAAAGATTATCCTACACTTGAAAATAATATTGATGTTACTATGATACAATCTAGATCATATGTAGAGGATCCTTCTATTTTATCTGCAATAGAGATCCCTGAAGCTAAAGTACAAAGATTTCATTCTGCTTTATTAAAGAGTAATTGTAGAGTTACTTCTCAACCTGATTGGGGCGATGTTTATATTCACTATAAAGGCAAGTATGAGATTAATCAAACATCTCTTTTACAATATATTGTTTCTTTTAGAGATGAATGTCATTTTCATGAGGAGATTTGTGAAACAATTTATATGCGTTTATTTAGACTGTTTAAACCTGAAGAGCTTGTTGTGAGCTGTCTATACGTAAGGCGCGGTGGTATTGATATTAACCCTACAAGAGCTAGTAACTATAGTCTTCTAGATAAAGCGCTAATAGACGAATATAAGTATTTTACTAAGACTGTAAGGCAGTAAATTAACCGTTTAAGTTCCAAAGTCTTGTTTTTTCAGTGCTTATTGAATCATAAGCATTATAGGCAGAAAGTTTCTGTAATACCGAGGCAGTATTGATTGTATATGTATAAGAATCGCCACTATTAAGTAATAAAGCAAAGGTTTCACCATTATATTCATTAGCAACAGCAAACGAGGTTGTAACACCATCTACTAAAAATTGTAGATTATTCCAAGTAGATGTTGTTGTTTTTGCATTAAACAAAATAGCTTTTGCATTGCTGCCTAAGCTTGTAGCTGTAACACCGTTATTTGATGTTGTTAGGTTAAAAGCTGTAGGTAGTGTTGCTGCAGGGTCAGCTACTATATTAGAAAATATTGTTAATGCCATACAAATATTTATTCTTTTTATGTGTTTTTTTTGAATTTAAACATAAAAAAGGGCACCGCAAGATGCCCTTTTTTAAAGTTCCTGGGACTTACCAGGTGAAAATTACTTTCTTTTTCTAAACCGATGTACTTCTTAGAAGTAGACCGACTGTGTTCCAGGAACAAACGGAGTACCGAGGTTCTTGAGAATAATGACGTGGTAGTAAAGATTAGCACCAAAGATGTTGTCTACTACACCATAACGTGTTAGTAAGCCAACGCGAGGAGCAAAATCATTAGGACCAATCGTTCTCTGAACCATTACCGGGATGTACGGACAATAGATGATACCAGTGTCGTAGAATTCCGGGCCCTTGTAACCAAGGAGTGCATACTCGAGGCGTACTTGACGCGAGAAGTTCTGGGTGCCATAAGCTGTTGGCCAGCCCTGACCCTGGAAATTACCAGGAGGGATGCCACCAGTATTATAAGCTTCAGCCTGAGCTTCTGTACGAGTATCACGGTAAACGTTGAACCTGCCACCCAGCGAACCTACTTTTGCAACACCGACGGGCTGTGTATTAACATTACCCTGTACTGGTACCCACTGGAATTCAGGGAGCATTTCTAGGATAGCGCAAACGCGAGGTGTTGCAACAACGAAGTTGGCAGAACCACGGCGATTACGTACTGCAATACGATTAGCTTCGACGATTAGTCTCTGATAGAAGTCACGATTACGTTCAACGAGCCAGCGACCGTCTGCTGATACGGGCGACCAGATTGAATAACCTGTGCCGTAGCCAGCATTGAGTGCTGTCTGGATCATGCGAATGATCATTTCACGGTCGATTTCGGCCTGTAGCTCATACGACATAGCGTTTGTGAGCTCAGTATCGATATCGATACCGTTCATGTTCTTAAGATCCTGCTCGAGCTCAACTGACCAGCGAGCGGCGAGACGGCGTGTGCCGGCCTCGACTGCTGTCTTCTCAAAGCTTACAACGACCTGAGGAATGTTTGCATTCAACTCGAACTGGCCGAGTAGCTGAGCAACACCCTGATCTTGTGTTAGCATTGTGAAGTCGGAATTACCCGACAATTGTGGCTGCTGCGTTCCGGTAAAGCCGGAAGCGAGGAACTGATACCCTAGCTCAGGGTTTGTCGACAATGACTGTAAGAACGAGCTAGCATACTTTGTTGTAGAGTTGCTTGCGTCGATCTTGCCATCGGGATTGTAACCTAAGCTGGTGGGTTCGTACTTATAACGGAGGGCAAAAGCAAGACCTACTGGACCGCTCATGGGCTGAACACCAACGATTTCGTTAGTGATCAACTCAGGGAACGTACGGCGAATCATCGGGATGAGGATCTTCGGTAGACGCGCATCGCCTGGGGCGTAAGCATTATCATTCTGTGAAGGGAACTGGTTACCGTAAGCGCCATTATTAATAGCGCCGCCGAATACGCCAGTGTTTCCACCGACTGTGTTGCTAGCCTCAAAGCACCACTTCTCTTGGTTTTCCAAAAGGATAGCGGTGTTTAAGCGTGTGTGATCGTCTTCGATAGCGCGGACGTTATCGGAAGAGTAATCCAGAACTGGACCCCACTTCTCGAGAAGTACCTTAGCGCGTGACTCATCAATGTAAGCCTGTGTAGGACGAATTTGTTTAGCCATATAAATTATATTTCTCCAATATAATATGTCGACCTTTTATAAACTATTCAGGGGTTAAACCCTCAACAAAAGCAAAATTAATACTTCGAAAGCTCGCCCATGTAAGTATTAAACATTGGATCTGCTTCATTTACTTCCTGGGGCTGTACAGCTTCTTCAATTACTGGTCTATCAACTTGTGCAGATACAGTTTCAGAAACCGCTTCCGTTTTTAATGCTTTCAGCCGCTCTTCTTCTGTCTTTTCAAACAGCTTCAAAGTGTAGTCAAAGTTCTCTTTAATAAACTCTGCAGACTTACCATTAAGCATTTTCTTCATGTAAGTCTTTTTGTCTTCTTCGAGCTTAGAAACTCTTTCCTCAAGCATTACTTTAGCGGAGAGCTTCTTATTCTCTTCTGACAATCTAGCTACTTCTTTTGTAGCGGCTTCAAGCTGGCTAGCAGCTTCATCTATTTTATTCTTCCCATCAACTACAGCATCGCGGATATTATCCTTAGCGAGTGCCATATCAACAGCAAGAACCTGGCGTAAATTCTCTAAAAGAGAAATAGCCTTTTTATTCTTTACAGCTTCAGTAATTGAAGCTGAGGGTAGTTTTTCATCAATATAGAGATCAAGATATTTGCTTATTTCATCAACAATGCTATTCTTGAACTCAGAAGCTTCTTTATTCAATGCTGCTTCATATTTTTCTACTACCGTCTTTAGCTTAGCAGCACGATCAGCATCAATTGCTTCAACAACCTTCTTAAGCTTGTTGGTATGATCTGTATCTATTGCTTCTACTAAAGTCTCTAATTTTTTGGAATAATCAGCATCTTGTTCAGCGAGAGCTTTCTCAACATGAATTTGAACTTTTTCATTAACTGATGTTTCAAATGCAGTTTCGATTTCCTTAAGAACATCCTCTGTGAGAATATCTTTAGTCGCTTCTTTTAGAGTTTTGCTAATGTTTGTTTCCATAAATTAAAATAATTTTTCTTTTAGAGAGCCACCAATCTTAGATTTAATCTTCGAATCGATGACGCTCTGTAAATATTTATTAGCTTCAGAATAATTTTTTTGAGAAATTGACTTTAAAAATTTAACAATATTATTATTTTCGTCAATCCTTGAGTCTTTCTTAGCCTTTGCCATAGAATTATTTATTTTGCCTTTGCTATTTTTTCTACGGCTTTTCATATATTAAGTAGTTCTTAAAAATTTAAAAAACGTCAAAATTTGCTCTTTTAAATAAGCTTGTACGTCTTTTCGAGGTAAATTATTAATAGATTTTTCGAAAGCATCATAAACTTCTTCTAGTTCACCTTTAGTATTTAAAATAAATTGCTTGCTTTCTAATATTCCATTTACAAATGCTTTAGGGCATGACGGATCAGCTACACAATCAACAGCAATTAATCTCATATCTGTTACACGATTAATACCATTTGTTTCTTCATTTAATTTTCCAAGTGCGCGGCTAGACATTCCTACCTTTACACCATCATTGATAAGATTACGTACAATCTGACCCATCGGTGTTGAAAGTACTTGTGATCTTCCTACTACCTGGTTTCCTTCAAATTTTAAATTTGTAACAAGATGGCAGGCTCTCTCTAGATTAACTTCTGCGGATGTGGGATGATTAAGCTCGCCCATCGCTCTGTTTGTTGAAACCATTTCTTTTATATAGCGTTCAACTTCACGACGCATATCATCACGCTCGTAAATACGCTGGTTCTTATTTACTTCATTACAAACCATGTAAGGACCTTGAATATAGAGTTTTGCGGGCTCTTTAGGGTTTTTTTCCTCTAAAATATATTCAAACTGCTCTTCAGAAGCAGGTGTTTCGACTAGTAGACGAAGCGCCATATTAATATTTATTAAGTCCCAATTCTTTTTCTGTTAATATTAAGAATTTATAATTTCTTTGGTTACACCACTTTTTAGCAGATTCCCACTTAGCCATATTCTGTATATATCTCTTATTTTCATAAATTACAGTACTATGCTTTTTTTTGCCAGGTTTTGGAGCTTCTACTTGAGTAGATGGTTTAATTTCTATAATATATTTGTTTAATATACCATTTTCTTTAATAGCAATTATACCATCAGTATAATATCTATGAACTTTACCATCTAGCGGATTTGTATAAGGTATTATTACTGCCTCGCTTGCCCATTCAACTACATTAGTATTCTCATCACACCATCTAAAAAATTTTAATTCCCACCCTGATCTATAAACTGGTGGAGTGCGGCCAACGTATTTACTCGTATTTTTTGGACGAAATAATCCCTGTCTAAATTTATCGCTTTTATTTAAGGGTATCATTATCCAACAAAAAATTGAGGTGGAGCAGCATCTCCAAAGCCAGGCGCGCTTTCGTAAAGCTTTCTTTCTAATTCTTCTTTTTCCCTCAATCCCTGAGATAATAGATCGTTATAATTTATTTGCCCACCACCGAACATCGTTGTACCGGTATATTTACCTCTTACATTACCAACAGCTATCTTGCTTAATGCTAATGCATATTGATAGACCCAAGGTTCTTTAATAATATCTTTTAATCTTTTCTCAACATATGCACCTATTATACCATAAAATCTAGAGCCTGAGCTTGGAGTTTTAGGTGGTGGGTAAAAAGTAAGATACTGAGTTCTATCATCAAACGTGAAATATCTTCTTATTGCTAAAAGCTTTTCACGCGTTTCAAGCCAGTCTTTTAATACATACCAGCTAACAAGATCAAAACCGTAATTACCCATTGCATAGCTAAAATATGTTTGCTGCGCCAGTGTTTGCTCAATTGTAAATAAGGTATTAACACCAGTAGATGATCCTTCTTCAAAATCTATTATATCAACTACTTTTCTGTAGTCCATAATATCATAATCAAAACTATTAACAAATTTAATTTGTGAATTAGAAGAAGGTTTAAAGTATTCACCTAGTACGCCATTAAAATTAATTACAGATAAATAATTTGTCTGTGTTAGTATTTGATTCTCAAAAATACCATCTTTATAAGTTGAAGAAAGAGTAGGTGAAGTTAGGAAATAACTAGATGGAATAGAAGAAGTGGCGGCATAAACTGTGGGTGAAGGGTCGATTACCTTATTAAAATAAGGTGTAATAGTAAATAACTCATCCAGTTTTAATCCTTTATTTTTTTCATAAAGATCTGAATCAAATATAAGATATTCTTCTGTATACCCGGCAAACTTTGCAAACATTTCGCAAGCTATAGAAATATTTTCAAATAGTTGATCATGATGTATTTCTAAATTTATCATTGGCGCACCTAATGTACGGGAAATTCTGTCACCTAATCTAGAGAAAGAATCTATTTTGCTACTAAGATTAGTGCTTTGAAACGCTGTTATAGGAGTAATAGCAGAGCAATCCATATCAATATTTATTTAATTGAATGTTAAGCTGTAGGGCCTGCACTAGGAGCTCCTCCTGCCGCAGGAGCAGCACCGCCGGCTGCAGGTTCACCGCCAGCAACAGGCGCTTCTGTAGCCCCGCCTGCACCTGCCGGGCCAGGTCCGAATTCTGGAGGCGTTCTTGCAGCTGCAGCGCCTCCACCAAACCCACCGCCGCCGGGCTCTTCTGCGCCACTACTACCAGGAGCAGTAGCACCTAGTTCTCTCCAGTTTGGACCGCTATTAGAAATTTGATCTAACTCCCATAAAAATTCTCTATCTTTTCTAAGAAACTCTCTATTTGCCATAATATCAATCTCAGACCAGCCAAGATACTTTTTCTGTGCAAATGTCTTCGACACGAGATCACTTTGTGTAATATTATTAAAGTTTTCAGCTTTAAGCTGGAATTTTTGATTTTCTCTTAATTCGTAGAAATTAGTAGGAACATTAAATACCAGATCAATATCTACTTCTCTTAATTTATATTCTTCCCAAAGTTTTCTTAATTTAAGATGAGTAATAAATCCATTCTTTAATCCAGATGCAAATCGTTGTTGCTGTCTAATTATAAATCTAGCAAATTTTAATTCTTCGCGCAAAATATCTACACCATCTTTAAAGACATCCTCTACATTTAATCTAGTAACTGGTACCTTGAGAGACTTATAAAGCTTCTGTACAAAATACATTAAATCTGTTAGTTCACCGAGATTCGCTCCTCCAGGGAGTTGAACGACTTCAGTTCCGGTACTACCAGCACGCTTTGCAAACCAAAAGCTGTCTAACATACTTTGTGGATTAAATTTTTGTACAGAAGCGCCTTGATCTGCATCATAAGTTCTACGCGACCAATAGTTTTGCATTAACTTACGAAGGTAGGCTTCCGCTTTAGGCGGGGCCATATTACCAACATCTACGTTAAATACGAGTCGTTCCGGAGCTCTTACAAGCCTGTAAATTACTATTGCATCTTCAATTAAAGATAGCTGTCTGTAAGCTCTACGTGCATTTTCAATAAACGGTAATCTAACTGTTTTTGTTTCATTCCATATACCTGAATTAATATATGTAATTTGGTTTACATCCATTGGTACCAGCTCTACTTTAGCTACTTTACCGGGATTCTTTGCATCGTAAATATTTTTTCTAAGTAAATACCCTCTCACTATTTGATTTTGAACATTTTCAAAGATAGGGTCTATAACATCCGGGGGTACTGTTACTACACCTAGAATACCTTCTTCGGGATATTTTTTGTGTATAATATGTTCCCAATAAAGCTCAGCATCTACTAAAAGCTGTCTTAAATACTCCCACCCTTTATTCTCTAAATCAAAAAAACCTACATATTTTTGAAATTCTTTTTTTAATTTTTCTTTTTGATCTTCGGAAAGGGTAGCGGACTTAAATTGTACTTTAACAATATCGCCATTATCATCTTTGTTAATAAATTCATCACAAATTTCATCTAGCGCATCTGCTACTTCTGCAAAAGCAGCCATAACCCTATAATCCATCAACCTTCTACCCTTATCGGGCTGAAGATTTGCGTACATAAAGTTATGGTAGTCTTTATTTTGTACTACATTAGCGTATAAATCATCAGTAAAGCTAAGAGAAGAAGAAACAGATTGTCTTGCTAGAGCTTCTTCTCTTTTAGTACCCTTATTAAAAAATTCTTCATACTTAGGATTGAGCTTGTTTATTTGATCCTCAATGCCTATAGACTGGTAAGGTAGTTTAGAGGAAATAAACTTAACTAACTCTCTCCCGAATGAACTCTCTCTATTTGGATCTGCCATAAAGTATTAATTATTTAAGGACTATAATTAGTATAATCTACATTTGTTATTAGAGGATTGCCAGATAGAGATATTGTTTCAATCTCATTAATAAGCCCTGTACTAACAGGCCAAGAATATGTGTTGTCCGAAAGCGAGTCGTACGTAGTGATTATTGATGATGATCTAAAGTTTGCATCTATATAATAGATATTGCCATAAGGATTTTGAACATATGGAAATAACCATCCTTTAATTACAAAAGTGGTGTCGCCTACAATTCTATATTTTTCGTTAGCGCTTATATCTGTTGGATAGCTTAAAGCTATATTACCATCCCATAATACTTCGCTTCTTATTTCTTGTTTGGGAGAAAATAATCCTGTAGCTAAATCTTCAGGTACTTTCCATGAAATAATAATGTAAGGGTTAGTATATGGTACAAAGTTTGAAATAATCTGATCCATGTCAGTTTGAAATTTTGTTAAGATAGACATAGAGATAGAAATGTTAACTGGTACAGGCGTACGGTAGTAATCAGAAGTTAATTTGTAATTATTTTCTTTACCACCGCGAGTAATATAAAAACCGTTATTTTTATTAAAGACTCTATTTTCATCTCTACTAACAGAAGTGATATTAACTGCAACACATGGTACTGTTAAGTTTTGAGCTTTATTTACAAGATCGTAAATAACTCTTTGCTTTGGAGCATAAACATATCTAACTTGTACTCTGTTTTGCGGTTCTCTATTCTTATCAAACCGTCGTATAATAATGTTATCAAACGCAGCAACAAATTGCGTTAGAACATCTTTAATTTCAAAGTGAAACGTTTGGTTCTTCACACTATTATTTATTAACAAATACGGTCAATAAAGGTTTTTGGTAACTTATCTTTTGTTCTTTTTAAAACGTTAACAGCATTACCATCAAGTATATATGTAGTTGAAAAATCATTTTTACTACGTGTAGCACGTCCACATGCTTGTACTAGCGCATTTAACATTTTATTCTCATACCAGTTTTTGTCTGTTTCAAACATTTTTTTAATACGCTTACAGGAAAGAGATGGATAAGGCATTTTTACTAATATTTGAAATCTTGCAAGATGATCTTTAAGATCTACACCGAAAGCTAGCGAAGGAGATACTAAAACGCTGGGCTGCGTAGTATCATAGTGCTCTTTTAATATATCTTCGTTATTCGAGATTTCATCTCTAAACAAAAATCTTGAATTATTTGCTAACTTTGTTTTTATAAATTTTGTTATTTCATTCGAATGAGTATGTATAATACCTTTTTCTGTCTTATGATGCTCTGTTATAACTTTTATTTGTTCACAAATCTGTGGTAATATATTGGTAAGATTTTTATAATTTAACTTATGTTTTGATGAAACGTAAATTGGTGATTTCTGGGGATCAAAATCACTATCTACCTCTACATACTCATAGTCTTTAATACCTAAAGTTTTTGCAAAATTTTTATGATCAATAATTGTAGCCGACATTAGTAAAACATTATCTGCATAGTCAAAAATAAATTTTGTTAATTTGTCAGCTTTGAGAGGCGTTAATGTAACTTTTTTAGTGTCTTTGTCAATAATATATTCAACATCGCGCCAAAGCCCGTCAACTGTTGTAAGTGAATTATGCACAGTCTTGAGGTATTGCATTTTTATTTTTTCTGGCTGTGATAATGTTCTATGTTTTTTATTAGCGCGATTAATTAATACATTTATTTGCTCGCTTATATTAAACAATAAATCATACATCCATGCACGAATTTTACTACGATCATCAGTTATTAACGTTCTACACTCTACCCCGTAGCTGCGTAATTTATCATATGTAATTTCTGCAGAGAATCTTTTTATCAATTCATCTTCTAACTCTGAAGCCTCATCGCATATTATAAAGTTTTTTCTCTTAACATGACTTGGCAATGTCATAAACATCTTATAGTTTAAAACTGCAAACTTCGATAATAGTGCGCTATTTCTAGCATTATAATATGGACATCTATTTTTCTCCCAGCATTCATCTTTAATTTTTGACACAAGTACACATGGAGCAGTCTCTACATCAAAATTATTATCGATGTCACAGAGATAGTTTGTTTTACCTTTTAAGATATCTGTATCCGGAAATAAATTTAAATATTGATCTTGTAATGATTTAGTTATAGTTAATGCAAATGTACCAAAAGGTGGCTGTGACAGGCAATCGACCTCGTTAATATAATTACCCGCAAAATCTTGTTTATATGCAGAGTATGTGGTAATGTTATGTTTGAATCTATCAGTAGGGGCTGAACTTAATCCAGATAACGTTTTAGCTAAAAAGCTCTTTCCTGTCCCTGTCGGTGCACAACAAATTACAAATTTCTTGCCATTATTAAAAGCTTTTTCCACACCTTTAATAAGTTTAACTTGCTGTGAGCTCGGATTATACTCTTTAGGAAAATGTAGTAAATATCTGCTAAACACAACTTATATTATAATATCTATTTTGCAAAATTAAAGCGGTGTAATAGTAATTTTTTTATTAAAAATTTTAGCAGGTTTTTTTATAGGCAATAAGCTTATAGCTTTTGATAACTCTTTATTAACTCTGCAAAATGTATTTAAAGTATAATCAAAAATAAGCTTATCGTTCATTACCTGTAAATCAAAGGGGTAAGGTATTTCGTAAATAATTCTTTTATTCTTTTTTTCTTCACATAATAATGTAAATACACAAAAGAAATCTTTTATACAAAATAATATTAATTTACCTTTTTTAAGTATTTTTGTTTCAATAGAAAACTGTACAGTTTTCTGAAGATGATCGCTAATAGCCTTTTCTATTTCTAATGGCGATGTCATGAGTTCATAAATCTCGTTTTTTCGTTAGCTGGCATAAGAGCCAGCTTTTCATTAAAAAACTTCCAAAATTGCTGCACTGGAATAACACTTACAAGATCGCATGCTGCCATATTAATACACCTATAATCTTGCATAAGTATGTCCCAAGTAATTAAAATATTTTTTGAATCTGGGTCATATTTTACTCTATTAATAGCTCTTCTATAATTTAAAGCTATTCTCCCTTCAGGGCTGTTGAGCAGAGGAAGCGAATTGGTACATAGCATTCTACGCGTGGGAGGAAGGCCAGGCCGTGGTCTCTTCCTTAGAAATTTAATTTCTGCCACGTTGTTTAGAAGAAGTTTTTTTAATGTGGCTAGCGACGCTTTCATCATCTTTTCTTAATGAACAAATACCGAAAATACGTTGCTCGTTTAAAAATAAACCTTTCTTAAGGGTACCGTATCCATCGATATCAAGATTAGCTACCGGTACGCCTAGATTGTTGGGAAAACAAACGTAATCACCTTTATTTACATGTTTAGCTGTTGGACCGCAAAGTATAACTTCACCAATTCTCCAAGCGCGTGTATCAGCATTAATAGGAACTACAATACCGTTTCTTACTATCGAAGATCCATCTTCTGTCTCGTCAACGTATTTTACTAACAACACATCATCAAGAACTGTTTTAAGATTGTAACCAAAGAATACTGAGTTAAATGAATTTTTAGGTAGTTCTGATAAATCGATTAAACTCTTTTGCGTAGGCAGCGTATCAATGTCTAATGGCATATGTTAATTTAATTGTGTATTGAGCATTTTCAATGTTTGAATATTATCTAAAACTTCTCTCTTGCTTATTTCTCTGTATTTTGCTATTAACTCTAAATTTTCAATTTCGTCAGTTTCATCATCTTTACGCCTTTTAAAGTAAGTTATTTTTTTACTTTGAACTTTTGGAAAAACTGCTAAAAAAAGATTAAACAGATCTTTTTTATTATTAAAGACTTGAAGGTATTTATTAACTACATTACTGACACTAGCTACTGAAGGTGAATACATGCTTGCCCATCTATTGACTAAATAAGGTGAAAATTCGCTTTCTTCTTCAACATTTGAAACTATTTTCTTTTTTAAGAAAAGAATACTTGATATATGATCAAATATTGTCATTTACAAATAACTTTTGACGTAGCAATAAAAATATCATCGTTCATAGTATAAAAAAGCCCAATAATATCTTTCATAAATTCATCAGCTTGTTCATTTGTGAGATTAGTAGAATAAGCAAATGCCGGCGCTTTTTTACCCGCTACAATATTAATACCGGTATGGCCTAAAGCTATGTTATTATTTACATATGTAATACTAACAGAACATTTCCCTTTAGTTTGCGTAACTCCACCTTGGCTATGTTCTTTATGAACAATTAGATCGTCTCCATCAACTTCAATAGGCGCTTTTAAGTATTTTGTACTTAAAATATTTGCAATCTGGGTATTAAAAAGCCTCTGCCAAGCAACTGCACCAAAAGAATCTAAATTAGGTATCTCCCAAAGAAAATTAATAGCATCATCACTATAAATGAAATCATTATTAATAATATCTTCACTGTCAATCATACCAGCAGCCTCTACCTTCATAGGTGCTCTAAATGCAATAACATTGCCAATCGGTAGAGTACGTTCTTTAAAAAACCTATATGCAAATCTTGAGTGTAATAAACTACCGTCGTATACTTTAATATCCTTTAAAATCATGCTTTAATTATAATATAATTACTTGCTAATTCCAGAAATTATTCTTAATAAGTACTTTGCTCTTGAATCATATGTATGCTTTTTAAGTACTGTTTCATATCCTTTATTTTCAATCTCTTCTCTCGATTTAGGGTTGTCAAGGTAGTACCGTATTTTTTCTTTCAAATCATTCATATTGTCCCATGTAACTAAATCCTTACCAATATCAAATAATTTTTCTAGCCCTGGTGTGTGATTGGTTATTAAAAAAGTTTTACAACCTAAAGTTTCAAAAGTTCTATAATTTATGTCATTACCTAAATTTCTATTAAAATGAATTTTATAGGAGTTAATTGCTTTGACCATATCATCACCTATAACAAAATTATCTACCTTAGGGTTAAACTCAGCTAATGCATTCATAATGTCCCTTCTTTCATTGTGAAGGCTGCCACAAAATCCGAAGTCATATTTCTTATCTACATTGTTAATAGGTTTAATTAAATCGCTAGGATAAGCGTTAGGAAACCAATATGTATATTTTGAAAAATCATTAAAATATTGCAGATAATATTCTGTAGAATTTAAATGTATATCGGGCTTTAATTTTTTACATACATCAATATGCATAGGCAGTACGCAATGACTATCTATACTCCAATAAATTTTAAGCTTATTACTTTTACTAATTTTATCTAATGGAAGCCAATCGGGTGTATAATTCTCTAGTATAAAAATAACATCAGCCCATTTTTCTAACTCCTCAAATTCATTAAACTTTGGGTAGTTCATTCCCCAAACTTCTGCAGAATGACCTTGAATTCTATTAATAGAGTTTTTTAAGCATAGGCTTTCTCTAAAATGTTTATTAGCTTCATGCCTCCCGGCTTCTTGAATAAAAAGAAAATTCATTCTGGTAATAAATTATTCTGTTTTAAATAATCTTCAACCATTGCTAAATGTTCAGGGTGAAGAGGCTGATCATCCCAGTCGTACTGACATCCAGTAAATAGATACATCTCTCTATTAAATGCCCGTATAAACCGCTTTACACGTGGTAGAGGCCATTTTGTTTTTTCAAAAAATTCATCATGCGCAATATAATCTTCCGTAAATTTGGGATAAAAATATTTGGTAATAAGATATTGATCATATCCATGATTACAGGGAATTTTATTTGCGAGAATAATATCTTTTGCGTCGCGTAGTTTATCGCATTTTACACCCCACATACCACCTAGCATCATATGATGAAGCGGTGCAGGACCATGCCATGGATGATCTCTCATAATATGAAGGCTCTTACCACTATTAATCCATTCATTTACAGCAGCTGCCTCTCTTTCATCAATACGTGAATCCGTGTCTCTAAAAATAGCATAATCTACCGATTCATCGGAAGCAGGAAAATATCTATAGTTCATAAAAAACGGTGTATCGCCGTCCTCTACAATATAAATTTTTGCTCCGCCTTCTTTTAAGCTTGTAACTATTTCTTTAGGTATAGTAGGTGACACATACATCCAGACTTCCCAGTCCGGGTAATGTATTTTACAGAGCTCTAAATTTTTTAAAGCCCCTTTTCTGTAATAATCTGCATAGCCATAAAGGCTAAAACTAACAACTTTTTTCATTGTATTTTACTTAGGTCTGGCGTTATATTTAACACCTGCTCCCACATTTTTGCCTCCTTAATCCTTTCGTTGTATAGTTCAGGCCAAATTTTATCTGAATACTCTTTGTCTTTACCTTCATGTTCACGTAATTTTTCTGCAACTTTATCAAACTTGGAAGAACCAAATACCCAGTGATTGTGTGTTATTGTTATATCTTTTCTGTAAACTTTTCTATTAAAAGCTGAGTACATATTGTCAAGCCATTGATCAATCCAATTGCGTGAAAACTCTTCTCTCATAAAGTATCCTGTCTTTTCCATGTAAAACCTGTGAATAAAGAGCCAAGAAGCAAAACCATCTCGTCTATGCCCATCAAATCCACAAACGAGTTTAAATTTATCAGGGCAATTTTTAAATTCATTTAAAATCTCTTCATCCCAGTTATCTGTAGAGAAAACAAAATCATCTCCTAACATAGAAATTATTTCTTCATTACAATTATTAGCTAAAACATTCCAAAAATAACCTAGACTAAATTTACCGGTAGGGTTAGGCGGTATTATAACTATTTTTAAATTGGTAAATCCTTTTGCAATTTTTTTGCATCGTTCTAGAGTAGGATCATCCGGATCTAACCCTAGATATAAATTATAATTGCTAGGGTCCTTGCATCTTGCAAGAGCAGACATAATAAAGCTTATTTTATTATTAAGTCTTTCTCTTGTAGGTAATAATAATGCAATTTTCATTGTTTAATTTTTTTTAAAAAAGTAAGCACTTTTTCCGGAGGTGTATCTGGTACTGCGTTTTGCCATGCTGGTGAATAATTATGCTTTTCTTTAAAAAGTATAGCGCCTTTTTTAATATTATCCATCCAATCATTTCTCGGTCTTATTGCACTGCTCTTTTCGGAGCATTCAACTTCATCTAACAGCTCATAGCTATTTGCTAAATCTGGCCAATGATAATAAGGTGTGCAAAAACCTTCTTTAGCTAATCTATAGCTATGATCTACATGCTCAAACGCGTTAATATAGTCTTCATCAATTAAACCTACTTTTTTTAGCGAATCGCGTGAATAATAGCAAAAAGCACCAACACAATTTGCATTAAATGCAATTTTACAGTCTTTGTAGTCTATAATGTATCTTGGTTGAGGTGTACCTTTTGAAACGTTACCTCTATTTGCAGGTCCGTGATATCCGAACAAAAAATGTTGTAATCCGCTTTTTTTACTAGCTTGTATATATTTTTCGAAAACTGTTTTGTCTTTTACAATTATATCATCTTCTATTATAAAAATATGATCACAATCACTATCTAATAGATATCTAAATAAAATATTTTTTGATTTACCTACCCCTAAATTAACGTTATTATGAAAATAGGTAAAGCTCTTTTCTTTTTGAAGTTTATCAATATCTTCAAAATCTGAACCATCATTGACAACTGCTATTAAATAATTATCAGGTATTGATCTAAAACATTTTAGAAAGAAAGAAGGTCTATTACATGTAACTATGCCTATACCTATTTTACCCATATAATTTTATTATTTTAATATAAATAATAACGATGGCAATCAATACATCTAATAGCAACTACGTCAATATTAGTAATTTACCACAAACGCAACAAGTTTTTGGTAATGATTTACTTATAGTGCAAACTGACGGCGGTACCAGTACGATAACTTTTAATGACTTTAATGTTGTAAAGACAGATGCTGCTGGCAATGCTACTGTTGCAGGCACAATCTCTGGTCTAGCTACTGCGCAATTTACAACTTTGTCAGCATCAAATGACGTAAGAGCTGTTAACTATTATGCAAATAATGTAAAGGGCTATTACGGTACAAATGCATATTACAATAGATTTACTTTAAATGGTGGTTTAGTAACAACAGCATCTTATGTTCTCGGCTCTCCTGAATACAATTTAATAACACAAACTATAATTCCCAATGTAACTGCATGGCAGAACACTCAATATAAGAGAGTTTTTGATTATGATGGCACTGCTACTATTGATGCCGGTACTCCTTTTGATATAATTATTATTAGTAACTTCTATCAAAATAACACCCAGTTTAGTAGTACGTCTTTAAGACCATTACATTTTTTGTGTACCGCAACTTCTCGTGTATCAGCAGCTCCTTACGTTACAGATATTAATCAAGATAGAAGCTCGATAAACGATTTATCTTTTAGGGTAAATTTAGGATATAATGTCCCGGTAGCCACAAATATTTTTTGGCGCATTCTTTATACTTATTAACGCGAGTGGAACATTAAAGCTTTATTAATTCTAGCTAAAGCTATTCTTGGATGTATACCCTCGTCTACTAGTCTTTTAAATTCTGATTTAAATGTTTTAACAAACTCTTCTGATAGCTTAAAGTTTTTAGGGTAAAACTCTTTTTTAACAGTTTTTAGGTAACCAAATCCTTCCATGATTTGATCATAGTTTTCGTTAAACTTCATTACAATATTATTTATCTACCTGTAATGATTTTTTTGCGTATACGATCTTCTTGTTTTTCCTCAAATAATGCACTCTTTTGTGCAGTTAAAAGTCTTTCCATATCTGATATATTCTCTTGATCTAAAACGCTCGTTTCATCTTCAATAAGATCACCTTTTTCGTTAAGATAAAACTTAATCATTTCTATTCTTTGCTCTGGATTTCCAAATATTTCTATAATAGGCGGTCTATCGTCTTTTGAAAGAAAAGGGCATATCCCATTTCTCATAAGATTGTGTTCTATTGCTTTAAAAATATTATCAATCTCTTGAATAAAAAGAGTATCGATTTCTCTATTAGTCTTTTCCTCAACCTTAACCGGAGCAACTTTAGTAATAGGTAAAAAGAAAACTATATCGATAGATTTCATGCTTTCCTGTACCAACGGAATACACTTATCAATAAATTCTTTATCTATATCAGAACTTTTTTTATCTTCTGCCCATAAAGAATAAATTAAATTATCTAGCGGGCATCTATCAAAAATTACTTTATCACCTTTTGCAGTGTGTTGAATATCATCAATTAAACAATTTAAAATTTTCCACTGCCCGTCTTTATTAACCTCTTTATTAATTTTTATATCTTCTTTTTTAAGAAGCTTTCTGTAAGATTCATTTGATCGGTTATAAACTGGCCAATTTTTAAGTATATCTTTTACAAGTGTTGTTTTACCTTGACATGCACTTCCGGATATAGCGATTCTCATATTATACTTTAAGTGCTTTATCCCAAATAACAAGCTGTAAGCGTGGACTAAAATTAAAGTGATGTTTTTTACAGAGCTCTGCAACCATAGCTGCTTTTTCAACATGTTCGGAGCGACTTCCGCAACACGGCATTAACCATACTCTATCTTTTGGTACTAAGATATTATTATGACAAATATACTTTTCATATACTTCGTCAAGATCTTTTTCTTCATTTATAACAAATTTAAAACTTGAACCATGATCAACATGCCATTTTAAAACTGCCGGCTTGTACCTCTTTTCTTCAGGGTCACCGTTATTGCTAAGTTTTGGTGATGTAGTGAATGTAGCTTTCCAATCAACCCATTGTTGATCTGGTAAAATTGTTGCGTTTGTTTCAAAGTCAATCTTAGGAAGAAAATTAAATCTAAAAATAAATTGATCAACTAAGTCAAGAAGATTTTTTTGCTGTATAAGAGGTTCACCACCAGTTATTTTCCATATAGCTCCGTCTTTAAGATGGCAGTTATAGCTATGTTGCGCCATAAATTCAAAAACTTCATCAAATGAAAGTTTATTTTTTACAGACCAGCTAATAAAACTATCACAACCGTTAGGCGAATCTGCTGAAGCAAACCCCTTACATGTTAAATTACACATTGAAAGTCTCATAAAAACAGATGGTTTACCTACATACTCCCCTTCCCCCTCAATTGTATAAAATATCTTATCGTCACTTAGAAAAATAGTTTTATCACTCATTTTTTATTATTATAATACATAATTTACATTGTTCAAGAATAAATATTAATAGATGTCGAAAAAGGATAGACAGCTTAAAAAAGCTGCCCGAGACGATAAAGCGCTCATAAAATCTGATATTTTTCTCAATTTTAAAGTAGAGCAAAAATTTCATTTTAATGATCACCACAAAGCTTTTGTCGATAAAGCTTTTGAAGATAATACCCATATTGTATTTTGTGATGGCCCAGCAGGTTCATCTAAAACTTACTGCGCAACCTATGTTGCTTTGTCTATGCTTAAGGAGAAAAAGATAGATGAAATTATCTATATAAGAAGTATAGTAGAATCAGCTACTAGAAAGCTAGGTAGTTTACCTGGAGAAGTAGACGACAAGTTTAAGCCTTGGAGTATTCCATTAATAGAGAAATGCGATGAGTTGGTAGGTAAACAAATTACTAATATGTTGTTTGAGAACGAATATCTTAAATGTACTCCTGTTAACTTTCTAAGAGGAGCGACGTTTGCAAACAGTGTTGTTATAGTTGATGAAGCTCAAAATTTAGAGCATAGTGAATTAGTAACTATTTTAACTAGGTATGGAAGAAATTGTAAGATGTTTGTTATAGGCGATTCCTTACAATCTGATATTCAAAAATCTGGCTTTAAAAATATAATGAATGGTTTTGATTCAAAGGATAGTCAAGATCACGGTATAAATGTTTTTCATTTTACTGAAGATGATATAACAAGAAGTAAGTTACTTAAGTTTCTTGTCAGAGTTATTGCTACTATTAAGCCTAAGGCCTGACTTTAATATTCTATCGTAAATTTGACTTAATGAAGGTTGGCTTTCTTTTTTAACTTCTTTGTAATAATCTGAAATTTCTCCCCCGTATAATTGCTGTCTTATTTCAGGGTTATTTTTATCTAAATTCATGAACCCCAGCTTGTACCGCCGAATAAATTCGAATATCCTTCGGATTTAGGGTTCTTTAATGGCGCAGGTCTTGTACCAGCTTGAGTATTGCTTACAGGAATCTGTTTTAAAACGTTCGAAATAGGTACGCCTGTTTCTTTTTCTATTTCATTAATAGTTTCTCGAATTGGATTTACCGGGCGTTGAAAAGCTGCGTGTACAGGAGGAGGTAATTCAGAGTTTTGTGAGTTTTGAAAAGAAACAATTGCAGAGTTTTTTTCATGTTCCCAAACTTCTACTTTATTAACCCAACATCTTCCACTTGTTATGGTTTGACAATAAGCATTAGCTGTGTTAAAACACCATTCAGCGGTCTTTTCTATACCAACACCGCCTTCCATTATTCTCAAATCACAGCCACCTGCAGTATGTAAAGTTTTAAATCCTTCTAGTAAAGGATCATCTGCAGCTACACATAATGTATGATCAAATTGTTTTTGTAGTATTTTTTTTAAATCATCTAAACCACCGAAATCGACTACCCAATTTTTATCATCTAAATTTGTACATCCAAACCAAAATTTAGCTTGTAATCTATAACCATGAATAAACTTGCAATGGCTATGATTAGCTTTCCATTGTCTAAATGCGCAAGAACCTAACTCAATAATCTTTGTACTCTCGTATATCATCGGTAATAGTCTTTTCTATTATCTATAATATTATAAGTATAAATTTAATAAAATCAACTATTATTTTACTATTCCGTCAATTTTTTTTTCTTTTAAATATTTAAAAGCTTCTTTGGCCGTTTTAAAATAGATAATATTTCCGTGTTCGTCAGAATAGGCCTTCTGATCCGGAAGAAGAATAAAGTGTGAGGTTTTCTTAATTTTGTCTATAGCAGACATTATTCAGTAGGTTTAAAGAATTCTCTAAGGATATTATTAACTGTATCATTAAAAGATTCTTTTTTTAAAAACTTTTTAATCTCTTTTTTAGGCATTTCTTTTGCAACTTCTTTAGCTGCACCTTTAATACCTTTTTGCCCTTTTTTAGCGCCCATAACTGCACCAAAAAATCTTTTTTGTTTTTCAGATTTTGCCGGCATATAGTTATTTATTAAACTGCTATTGGTTTTAAACCTGAAACGCGTAAACTGTATCATTATCTACAGCAGATATCTTATATTTCTTTAATTTACCATACCTATCTTCAATATTAAATACATCATTTACTTTAGGTATAACATTAGCAGAAGAAGGTTTAGTAGGTTCAGGTGTACCTGCTGTTGTAGGAGCAGTTGTCGCAGCTGATGCTGTACCTGCAGCACTAGCCGGGGTTGCAGTACCGCCGGTAACAGCTCCCGGTGCTGAAACCGTGCCCGAGACCGGGGTACCCGGAGCAGGAGGTGCTGTAGGTGTAACTGTGGTTTGTTGTGCTTGCTGTTGCTGTGCTGCCATTTTTTGCATAGCTTGCTTAACCTTAACAAGACTAAACTCTTCAATACCGGGCGGTTCTTTATCGGTTATTTTCCATCCATTTACTTTATTACTGTAATTTAAAATCGCAGCAGCAGGTAGACCTAACCCTCTACCATCTACTTTTTGATTATTTTGATCAAAATAATAAAGCTGTACATTTGAATCTTTAGGATCGCCGACACCTACTTTTATTAAAGCTATATTTTTATTATTATTAATTGGTACATCATATATTGTCATGTTCTGGAATTTAGATGTTTTACCAAATTTAGTCCCCACATTACCTGAAACAGGTATTTTTATACCTACCCCTGCAGTAGGATTGCGACCTATTTCAATAGAAAGATTATCACCAGACTTTGGATTTTCTGTTCTTAATCCTAAAGACTTAGCTGTTCTATCTTGCATTTTTTTATCAATACCTGCTTGTAGCTTACCCAATGCACCAGCAATTTGCTGGCTCGGTCTGTTACCGGTAAAGAAATCTGTTACACCGCGTATTGCTCCAGGAGCTGCCGCAAGGGCTCCCGGTACTTTTGTAACTGCTTTACCTATGCCTCTAGCTGCAGCTCCTGCAGCTCCTAAAGCAGCACCTCCCAGTACATCTGCACCCTTTGCTACACCTTTTGCTGCCCCAGTAACTGCAGCTTTAGCAACTTTTTCAGGATCATCAATAATATCTCTTCCAAGCTTCCGGGCCCCAATTCTCGTTTTTTGCACAGCTCTTTTTAAAGGCTTACCCGCTTTTTGTTTAGCTGTTTGTGCTATTTTCATAGCATCTTTCATGTAATCAGAAAATAGTTTTTCGTTCAAAGCAAGGTTGGCTAAATTATCAAAATTATTCATCATTGGTGATAAAGTTTTTATACAGATCTGCTAGTTTATCTCCTGTATATCCTTTTTGATTAATTATTCTTTCAATATCGTTTAAACAATTGCTGTTAGATATTTGAATTATAATAGGATCGTTTTCTACTACACCATCCTTAAAGAGTGTTTTAACAATATATTCTTTTAAGCTACAAAAAGAATCATAGTCTGCATCATCTGCTATAGCCTCAATAAATTCAATAGGTACATCTTGTATTCCAAGCTCAGGAGTAATTACTAAAATCTTTAAATGGCTTTTTCCTTCTTCTAAAACATACCCCTCATAACCATCAATATTAGAAAAATCTGCTTCAGCACTGACACACGCAGGATCAACCTTAATCCTAATACGCTTTAAAGCTGTTTTCTTTAAGCTTTCAAGAATTATGTCATTATACTTCATAATATTACACTATTATTTATGTTGATCTCGTTACATCTTATCATATAATAGCTAATATGTTTAAGAAGAAATTAGCTTTTGCGAATCATAATCATCCTCATACTCAAGAAGAAAGAGAGCAAATAATAGAAAGAGCAGCCAAAGCATATGAAGCTTATATGGATGCTTTAGGATATGATTGGAGAAATGATCCTAACAGCGATAATACCCCGCATAGAGTCGCTAAGGCATTTGTTGAAGATTTTGCTTGGGGTTGTTATAGTAACCCACCTAAGGTTACAGCTTTTGATAACGTAGATAAGTATGACGGTATTGTAGCACAAACTAATATTAAATTAACATCACTTTGTTCGCATCATCATGCCCCGTTTATGGGATTTGCGCATGTTGCTTATATTCCTTCTAAAGATGGTAAGGTTATTGGCTTGAGTAAGCTTAATAGAATTGTTGATTGGTTTGCTCGCCGCCCCCAGGTTCAAGAGAACCTTACAATGCAAGTACACAAGTATATTGATGAGGTATGCTTAAAGAATAAGGGTGTAGCTGTAATGATTGAAGCCGCGCACACTTGCTGCTCAAACCGCGGTATTAGACATGATTCAACAATGCGTACAGCGAGAATGTCCGGAGCATTTTTGGATGATAAAGATAATTCTAGAAACGAGTTTTATAAGTTCATTGAATTTGCGCAAAATAGAAAACTTATTTAAAAAAAGACTACCGACACGTGTGCAGAATTAACAAGACCTTTACCATGGTCACCGGTAAAAATAGTGGCTGAGCTTGCTGTTGGTTCTGCGTTAGGAACTGCTGCTCCTCCCCACGATACATTAGGAACGTGCATAAAAGTGCCCACAACAACTATATTACCGTTAGCGAATGTACCTGGGGTGAAGTTAACAGTATAACTACCACTCCCGTTTTTATAAACACTAGTAACATTAAAAGATGCTTTTATAAGCTGATTAGTACTGTTAGAGCCCTGACCGTTAAAACATACCCATGCTTTTGCGAGCTGTGAATTATTTACTACAGGAATATTTGGCTTATTCGTAATGCTATTATAATCTACTGGCAGCGATGCTATAGTTGTTTTACCTGTTAAAGAACCGGTTGAAATAGGTAGAAAACTAGACCCTGCAGGTGATAGATTATCTAATCCAGATATTGTTACATCAGCCATAATATTATTTAATATTTGACTAAATAATTATGTGAGTCAGTCGCTATTAATAAATGGCGATTTAATAAACCCTCCGTCGTCAATATCGTGTGTAAGGGATATAACTTTTATTGCACATGAATATCTTGATTTAGATGTAATAATTGAATGTATAGCTGAGAAAGACTTTTATCATCGTTATCTTAAAAACTTCGGTGCTATGGATTACGTAGATGAGTTAACAGCTTTCGGAGAAGAGGAAGGTATGAGAATCGATAAAGATTTTCATTATAGCCCGACAATTTATGTAACAGATATTATAGATGCAAGAAATGTGCAGTTAATCTTGAGGAGTATCGGATTCAGAGGCTTTTAATTTTTTCTTTAAAATAATAAAAGGTTTTTTAGTAATTGGGTTAAAGATTTTTAATGTTTCTTTGCCTTTAAATTTTGGACTACCGTGTTTATTAACAATTAGTGTCTTTTGTTTATTAGCTATTGCACGAATTGCATTTTCTGAATAACTAGACCTTTTCCAATCTTTTGCAAGCTTATCCTTTTTATTTAAAGCAACAACTTTATATTTTATTGATTCATGTACTTGATCCTTATTAACATCAATAACAGCGTTTAATTTCTTCAAAAAGGGTTCTCCCACTAAAATAGGATCTTCATTCTCTGATCTATCAGCTATACTAAATGTCACACCATTATACTGCTTCCCGTCTACCTTAATATCGAATTCAACCGTCGGTCTTTCTTCCTTTACTCCACTCCCAATATGGATGGTTATAGAGCCTGTTTTAGGTTTTGTTATTTTTTTGTCGTTAACGGTAGTGAAGGTGACATTTTCACCTTCTTCAGATATATCTACTCCATGCAAAACGTTATATGCTTCATTACCACTATCTACTTTAGCTTTTAGTTTTCCAATACCATCAATTTCGATGAGCTCATTAACTCCGAATACTGGCTTATCATAAAATTCTTTAAACGACTGCACAAAGATATTTATTGATTAATAAGAGGTTTTCATGATAATAGTATTATGGATAATATCTTTAAAAAGTGTACCGAAATTTCTTACGCTTTATTAAAAAAGCATGGTAATTATCGCTGCAAGCATTTCTCGTTTATCTTTCAGAGAAATAGATTAATCTCCATAGGAATTAATAATCCGACAAAGACACACCCTAAAAATTTAGAAATAGGCTTTTACAATAGAAAAGGTGAAGATATTTCTCATACTATAGGAGTGCATTCTGAGCTTTCTGCAATATTAAAACTAGGAGAAGAAGACTGCTCTAAATTTACTATAGTTAATACACGAATTAATCGTAATCATCAGCTAGATTTATCTAAACCTTGTGAAGGCTGTACTTCACTTTTAGAGCAGCTTAATTTTAAAAAGATTTATTACTCTACTAGTAAAGGTTACCAGTTCTTACAACTATAATATTTTGCAGTACCTGGTTTTGCGGACGAGCATTTATGACGCGCTCTAAATGATTTACGTTTCTTGGGGTTAGATTTTTTTATACGTAAATTTGGATCGCCATAATGTATTCTTTTCAACTTACCATCTACACGTGTACAGCGCATATATTTTTTATCAGATCTAGTAGAAGATTGCTGACCTGTAACTTTAGTACACCTGGCACCTTTTTTTTCTTCAATTATATCTTGTTCAAGAGCATGTAGAAAAGCTTTTTCGAATAACATAAAATTATTTATAATTTTGAATAAATATTTATATGTTTGCACGCGACTTTGATGCTTTAAACGATCTTTATGTAAAAAAGATAGTTACTGAAAGCGTTGGGCTTGGTCCTTTAGGTGATCAGTCTGTAACACCTTCACCATCAAAAATTACTAAGGTAAATTTTCCTGTAAAAAGAGAATGTGGCTGCGAAGAAGAAGAGCATTGCCATGCTGCAGCTCAAGGCTGTACTTGCAATAATTGCCCAGAATGTAAAGGTAATCAAAGTAAAAGCGAGGATTGTGAAGGGTATGATCCTTCGACTTATGATAGTAATGGACAAATGTCGCGACAACTTTTGTTTAGAATTTTTAAGTTATCCGCAATGCTACACGATATTCTTAATGGGAAAGATAATGTTGAAGCTTGGGTACTAAGCAAGATAACTAATGCACATGATCAACTTGAATCAGTTTTCGGTTATGAAGATTATGAAGCTGCTAAAAACCCTATGCACGGTGCATGCGGTAATTTAGAAGAAAATAATGAAGAAGAACTATTTTCTGCTATATCTAAAGGTGGCGATGCCCTTTTAAGTCAGATAAGCAAAGTACTAAAAAGAGAAAGCGTTGAAAATTTAGAGAAAGTTTTACTTGAGACTATAATACTTCTTGAAAATAAGAAGAAAAATTAAATAATTTTTGCGTTAAATAGATTATAAATCTTTGTATCGAATTTACCTAGAATTTGTGTAATAATTTCTTTTTTACTTTGCTCGTTAGAATTTTTATATAGCTCTCTTAATTCAGATGCACTAGTAATATTTTTTCCGTTAACATTAAATTCTATAGTTCCAGGAGAGTATATATAACCATGGCCACCGTCTTCTTTAAAAGGCTGTAACTCGTTTAAGCTTTTAAAAGGCTGAAAATAAGTAGGGGTTCCTTTTTTAGTCATGCCAAATGCAAATCTAGGGTCCTTTTTCATATCTTTTTCACCAACTATATAAATTACTTTTGCAAAATTTTGATCATAGTCTTTTAAAATTTCTATAGGTTTGTAAGGTTGTTTGACCTGAACAATTTCTTTTTCAGGTATGCCTGCAGCTATCATAATAGCTTTTTTTTCTGCAAAATTAAAAGGATAGCGACCAGGCTCTTTAGTTGCAGCTTTTTCCGGTATATCAGAGCTAGCTATGTAAAAATCAGCACCCGGAAATTTCTTTTTTGCTAAATCATAAAAGCGTTTATGCCCCAAATGAAAAGGCTGAAACCTACCTGGAAAAATAACAATAAGATTATTCTTTTGAGGCATTAATATTTCATTTACTAATTGGTCAAATTTCATAGTTGTACTCCAGGTGTTTGTACTAATCTAGCACCTTCCTTACCAAAAGGTGGGTTAGTTTGATAATTAGTTTTGTTTAAAACAGTATTGGTATTAGATATAACACCTTTTATACCCTCTTCATTTTCTTGCTTTCTGAATTTGCTAGCTTCTTTACCCGTTATAAAACTTCCAGTAATTTTAACCGGTGCGCTAGAAATTGAAGGATCTCTTATTACTATACCTTCTTGTGCTGATAAAGAACCTAAAGCAGAAGATGCAGCATTTTTTACTGCATCACCAAGTAAAATTGTTGCTTGATAAAATACTGCACCGTTTACAGCCTTTTCAATATCTTTTTTGTTATTACCGATATAATGATCCATAGGAACACCGCTAGATATATTTTTAAAGTTTTCTAAGCTCATAGCGCTTATAGTTTTTCCGGAAGTTAATTTTATTTTTTCTGCTCTAGGGTTCTTTGCTTTTGCAAGCCAATTTTTTAAGGGCTGTTTAATCGCGTTTTTTGAATCGTAATTTACTGTAAAATCGGAATCAAGCGCATTATTAAAATTGACTTTTTCTTTTAAGTTTATAGTAAATTCATGCTCCACATCAAAACCTTGCTTTCTAGCAATAGGATTAACTTTTTCTATTAAACTCTGCAATGCTTTTTTATCATAAGTTATTTCTCTTGAAGCTCTACTCACACTGCCTCTAACAGGACTTTTGACTTTAATAATTTCGTTTAACCCATGAATTGCTACAAAGTTAGTTGCATAGCCTATAACATTAGTAGAGCCTTTAACAAATTCCATATTAAAAAGAATATTTGGATTATCCCACATTTTTAATTTCTTTAAATCTTTCTCTATATTTGGTAGAGCTGAATTGAAGATAGATAAAACAGTTTTACCGGTTTCTAACATACCATGCCCTTCAGGAAATCTTTGACTTAATCTTGCTATTGTAACACCTTCTATATCTTCAGGTTTATTTGAGCCTCTATCCATAGCAAACTCTTTTTTACCCTCACTATTCGTAATTAGCTTAATAGAAGTGTTTACACCGTCAATTTTTACAGAAGCAGGCTTTTTTGTTAAGCTGGTAATAGCTTTATTAAAAAAATTAATAAGATCTTTGCCAGAATTTACATTAGGCAAATCAAACGGATGAGCCATATGACCAGCTGCACCTCCTTCAAGAACAAATTGCTTAAAAGATATCATGATATTGCAATCCTTACGGTCCCTCTAGTATTATCGATACCCAGTTTTACTGAAGCATTAATATCTTTATCTTTAAAAAACTCGAATACTCTCTTTACATCTTCTTTAAATGAGCTGTTAGCAAAACTAAGCGCAACTATTCTAGTAGGCAATTTATTTATATCTTTTCTATCTGCATTAAAAAATATTATGTATTTAAACTTCTTTTCTTGTTGATATTCAGCTAAGTGTACTGCACCTATAAACCTATTTAAATCCGAAGTTGAATCGCCCTCATAAGACTTACCTACACTTTTCCATGTCAATAAATCTGGGTAAGATGAAAGTAGCTCTTTTGCAACTTCTGCTACCTCATCTTTATTAGTTTTTTCATCAGAAACAATAAATTTTATTCCTTCCAATTTGTTTTCTTCGGAAAGGTTAGGATTACTAAAAAATGCATTTACTGCGGGGTTAAATCTACTTTTCTCACCCCCGGCTATAGAGGTTACCTCACCTGCTTCTACACGTCTTAATAATTCTAATTCTTTTAAAAGGATAGCCTTTTCTCCAGGAAGAGTCTTTGTTCTTGTTTTTTTAACTTCTTTAAGATCTGAGTTTTGTACATCACTTACAAGTTCCTGAAAACTCTTAGCTTGGCTTGCTTTTATTTTAAGATTTTTAAGCAACTCTCTAGTTTTTACATGCAATTGTGTATCTGCAGGCGTTGCTTTAACCGATGCAGGGTCTGCAACAAATTTATCATATTGAGCTATAAGTTCATCTATTAAATTTAAGATTATAGATTTTTGCCTATCGATATTTATAGCCCGTACAGATGCACCGCCTATTTTAGAAGCCATAATTCTATTAAGCTCTTCATAAGTATTAACCACTGCATATTTACCGGAACCTAAAGCTGCGTTATTACCTTTAACTTCAACTAATCCAAAATCAAACTGTAAGTCTCCCTCTTTACCTTTTACTGCATCGCTAATTAATGTTAAAGCTAGCTCTCCAGGACCTACATTTACATTTTTACCACCATCAGGTATTAATCTCCAAAGCGATTGCAGTACAGTTAATGCTCCTGCAGGATCAGCAAAAAGAGCTTTAAATTTGTCTGAAAGAAGTTCAACCATACTATGTGGCTTTAAGTCATTAAGTAAAACAGTTCTTACAGGATTATCTTTATCCGTTTGCAAAGATAATAACTTATTAAATTCTTTATAGTTGAGCTCAACTGCATTAAATGCATTGACGACCTCTCTAAATACTGAACTGTTTTGACCTTTGCCTTCACCAGCCCAACCGTCTAGCTCTAAGCATTGGGCTATAATTTTATCAACAGTAAACCCTTCTTTATCTCCTAACTGTTGTTCTGCTCTTTTAATTCGCTTAAGAACCTCATCAGCCACTTCATTAGGAACTTTATATACTGGTAAATCTTCACCGGTGTCTTTTTGAATTAATATTTCAGCCATTCCATTTGCTTCCCCTAAAATTGTTTGTCTAGGAAGCAAAGGTACAGGTCTTGCAAACGACTCTTTTAAATAAATTTCAGATAAAGGCCTGTAAGGCTTTTTATTTTTTTTGATAGCCATATCATCCCAGCTTAGGATCGTTGCTAAATTTCTTCATAGCATTTAAAATTTCTTTATACTTTGCCATAAAGTTATTTTCATTTATTGACTGTTCGAATTTTTTAAACGCGGGGTTACCCAATCTTATTGCATTATCTTCTGAAGTTTCACTAGATCTAATTGCGCTTTGAAGCCCTTCTCTAACAGTAGTTGCGTTTTCTTTAGTTATAGGGGTTGTGAACAACGAATCAATAGTCCCAGTAGGAATATTCATTACTAATGCTTTAGCTAGCATCCTTACCATATCTACATAACCTTCAGGGGGAATAGCTGCTTGTTCGGGCTGCTGAGCAGGAGTAGGTTGCTCTTCAGCAGGAGCAGGAGCTGCAGCATCCTGTGTATTTGTATCTTGTTGAGGCGCTTCTGTTAATGTATTTAACAATGCATTAAGCTTGTCAGTAAATGTCATATTATTATTTATTAAATTAAACAATAATAAGTTGCTTTGCTTTTAATTGATTAAAGTATTCTTTATTAAGAAATACCAATCCAAATTTTTTTGTAAATGTTTTAATATTGCTAAATGTATAATTCTCAAGATTTACTGAGTCTAAATAGGTCCTTATGTTGTTTATAAGCTCTACGCTTCTACCGTCGTTTTTGTGTAGAAGATGGATAAGAAACTCAAATGAAATTGATGATATAAAAATTTTAATAGGCAATAATTTTTTAATTTGTTTAAAAATTATATTAAGCAGTTTTAAAACATCTTCTTCTTTAAAGTATTTTAAGATTTGATACGAACCTAGTTGGGTGTTATTAAAGTATATAATAGACTTTTCTTTTACTTTATTTTTTAAAAGAGAATCGCAAATACCTAAAATAATATGATGATAAAAAAATTTCTTTGCATTAGAAGAAATTCTGTCCTTTAAAAGACCGTAATTATGAAGGTCATTTATTATACTTGTCTCAATATCCTTAAATAAAAAATTAAAATTTATAATTCTAAAATTATATTGCTTAAATTCTAGATGACTAACCATTATTGGATTATGGCTCAACCTAAAATCTTTTCAAGATAATTTTTTGGAGGACGTCCAATTCTTACGTTTATAATTCCATTATAGTAATCATCTCTAAGTAGAACTTGTTTTGATATTTGTTCTGAAATTTCTTTATAAGCTAATTCCCACTTAGATCCGCAAGTTTTAAGTATTTTAAAAATAAATTTAGATTTGCCATACTTAACAATGTCTTCATTTAACTCTGTCGAAGAACTTGTATATTCTCTCCAATCCGATTCTTTTATTTCAATTCTTTTATTTTTTTTACCCTTTAATGGTTTTCTTTTTAATTTTGATTTACATTGTTTTTTACCAATATACTTTTTATTTGTAACCGTATTTGTTATTTCATATATAAACCCAAAGGTATTTTCGTCTATAGTTATTCCTTCACTTAAAATCCAGTGTCCTAGTTCCACGTAGTTACTTAATTATTTTTTAGCTCTAATCCAGGAAGCGGCCTACGCTGTATAAAAGGACCTTTTTTGCCTCTTTTCTTTTTTGAGCCTAAAAATTTTGGGATACGAGCATCACCTGGAGCATAGGCTGTATCGTTTTGAGAAGGGAATTGATTACCGTATTGCCCAGGAGCGCCACCAGGCCCTACACCAAAAACGCTACCCCCACCTCCAGCTACATTTTGTTCTAAAAGGCTTAAAAATCTAGACTCGAATAGACCTATTGATTTCATATAACTATATACTATTATTTAAGTTAATGCTACTAGAAGATTACATAAAAGAGCTAGAAAACGACTTAAAAATAAGTGAGTTAGAGCTAAAAGACTATCAACTTAGATTACCTGGTGTAAAGCATAAGTGGGCGGGCAGATGTATACGTCACAAGTTAGAGCTTAACGATTTACGTAAAAAGCGTGATTTACTTAAAAGAACTTTAGTAGAGAAGCTTCAAGAACAAAGCCCTGTAAAACTTAATTTACCAGTCGCTGAGCGTACAGTTGAAAAGCATAGCGAATTAGTTGATATGGATAATAATATTAAACAACTAGAGTTGGTTGTAGAATTATTAGAAAAGTCAGAAAAGACCTTAAGCTCTACATCTTACGATTTAAAGAATATAATTGATATTATCAAACTAGAAACGACATGATTAATTTTTCCTTAGATGCTAAAAAGGGAATGGGTGTCATTACCGGCGAAATGGTTGAAGACATAAGAGAAAACTTTTCAGTAAAAAACGAGGCCGCTTTTTTTATGAGAAAAAAGTATGGCAGATTTCTTCCGCAACGCACTTACGCTATTACACCTGCAGGCAAATTTGAGCCTGGGCTTTATTATGAAATAAGAAAATATCTTACCAGTCAACAATATGTAGGTAATGTTAATACAGACGAATCTCTTTTTAATGTCATTAGCCCTTCTCAATCATGGAAAACAAATACACAATTTAATACAGATATAGTACCGCTTTCTTTACCTCTTAGGGACTACCAAGAAGAGATTGTTAAGAAAGCTCTAGCTATAGGTAGAGGGACAATAGTACTAGCAACTGCCGGAGGTAAAACCCTTACAGCAGCATCTTTACTTACAAAGTTATTTCTTTTATACGGCTCTGAATTTAAATGCTTATATATTGTTCCAGATTTAGGGCTTGTTGAACAAACATCAAGCGATTTTAAAAACTACAATGTATCTTTTAGCGTTGGTAAATGGACAGGTAATTGTCCCTTAGATGAAAATATTAAGAATGTTACAATAGCAAACTTAGGAATACTTCAGAGTAAAAATACAGATTTGACATGGTTAGAAAATATTGATGTATTAATTGTTGACGAAGTTCATAAAATTAGAAGAGGAAATGAAGTTAATAAAATTATTAAAAGAATTAAAACACCAGTAAGATTTGGGTTTACTGGCACTATGCCCGAGAATTTACTCGATCAATGGAATATTATAGGAAAGATTGGACCGATCATTTATGAAAAAAATAGCTATGAATTGAGATTAGAAAATTTTGTTAGCAATGTCCTAGTACAAATTTTAAAAATTATTTATAAAGAAGATCCTTTTAAAGATGTAGTAATATCTTCTTCTAATTTGTATAGAGAAGAACAGCGCTTTTTAATGCGCAACACGTTTAGAAATAATGTTATCGGTAAAGTAGCTTGTAAATTAAACAACAATTCTCTTATTCTCGTTGACTACATTGAGCATGGTGAAGCATTATATAAAACAATAAAAACTGTTTGCCCGGAGAAACAGTGTTATTTTATTCGCGGTGAAGTAGAGGTAACTGAAAGGGAAAAAATACGACGACTAATGGAAGAGTATAATGATGTAGTAGTGGTAGCTATTTCTAAAATATTTTCTACCGGTATTAATATTAAAAACCTTCATTATATTATTTTTGCATGCGGCGGCAAAGCTAAAATTAAAATTGTACAATCAATAGGTAGAGGCCTTCGCTTGCATAAGGATAAGGATAAGCTTATAATATTCGATATTGCAGATGACTTGAAATATAGCTCACTGCATATGGATAAAAGAATTCTTTTATATGAAAAAGAACAAATCAAACACACCATTAAAGAAATCCAAGAAGCTTAAAAAAGCTTCTAAGAAGCCTGAGAAAGCTTTAAAAGAAGATATCGATACAGATATAGATGAATCTGTTGAGAATGATCCAGAGCTTAAAAAGTTGCTTAAGACAGGTACTTTACCAGCAGTTGCTGAACCAGTTAAGAAGGGTAAAGACAAGGTTCATTATGTTAACGGTAAAGAATTTGAAGAAGAAATTAGACGTTACTATAAATCTGGCAATGTTACGCAAAAGTTAGGAGAGAGTATTACTAAAATTGCTCACGGTCTTTCTTATGCACCTAATTTTATTAACTACTCTTATAAAGATGACATGATAGGTGATGCTATTGTTAAGATGTTTTCCGCATTAAGAAATAAGAAGTTTAAACTTGATACAGGGTTTAGCCCATTCTCGTATTTTACAACCATTGCCTTTCATGCGTTTATTAATAGAATTAAGAAAGAAAATAAACATCACGCCGTACTTAATGAGTATAGAGAAAAGGTTTATACCGATTTAATGCTCGATCCTGATGTTGCAGGTAATGCACATATCTATGTTGAACCAACAGATGATAACTATAACTCGACTGGGTGAAGGAACTTACACTTAAATCAGATAAAGTTTGTTGTATTGCTGATCTACATATAGGCGTACATCAAAACAGTATTTTTTGGCATGAAACTGCTCTTAAGTGGGCTATCTGGCTTAAAGAAGAACTTAACAAGAAAAAGATAAAAGATATTTTTATATTGGGTGATCTATATCATTACAGGGACGAAATTGCAGTAAATACGATTCACGTTGTTAATCAGATTCTTAAGATTTGGAATGAGTTTAATATTGTTATTTTAGTTGGTAATCATGACTCTTTTTATAAAGACAGATCAGACGTTAATTCACTTTCTATTTTAGACGGTTGGAAGAATATTCTTGTAGTTAGCGAACCTACAACCTATACAATTATTGGCAAGACAGCTACATTTCTACCTTGGGGAGTCGGTCTAAAAAATATAAAGACTTCAGATGTATTGTTTGGTCACTTAGAGATTGAGAGCTTCAAAATGAATAGCCATAAACACTGTGATCACGGTATTAAAACATCTGAGCTTCTAACAAAAGCAAATTTAATTATGACTGGGCATTTTCATCTTAGGGATGAAAGAAAGTACGGTGATAAAACTATTATATATGTAGGCAACCCCTTTGAAATGGATTTCGGCGATACTGGTTCTTCTAAGGGTTATTATATTTTAGACTTTAATGATTTAAGTTATAATTTTTATGAGAATTCGCATTCTCCAAAACATAGAAAATTGACTATTACTGAATTATTAAATTTTAAATCTTTAAGCGCAACAGAAGTAAAAGAGTTTGTTGGTAATAATATTGTTAAACTTCAGGTAGATAAAAAAATCTCTAGTGATAATATTGAATTACTAATACAAAAAATCTCTACATATAAACCATTTAACCTATCTGTAGATTACTCTTTATATGATAGTTCTATTACAGTTAATGAAGAGCAATCCTACGATTTATCTGGGGTAGACATGAGTAAAGCAATAGAAGAATTTATTACATTATTAGATATAGATAAAAAGAATGATGTGTCTCGTTATTGCTTAGAGCTCTATAAGAAAGCCACACAAAGATGAAGTATATTAGTTTTAATAAGATTAGTATTAAGAACTTTCTTTCTGTAGGCAATCAACCGGTCGTGGTCGATTTTAAGAAAGGAATTCACATCATTACCGGTATTAATAAAGATAAGGAAGATAGAAGAAACGGTGTAGGGAAGTCTACTGTTGCAGATGCTATATATTTTGCAGTATTTGGCGAAACATTACGAGATCTTAAAAAAGAAAATATTATTAATAACATTAATCGTAAAAATTGCGAGATTATTTTAGATGCAACTGTCTCTAATCTTGATAGTAAAGAAGAGATACAAATCATACGAACACTAGAGCCTTCAAAGTGCTATGTATATGTAAACGGTGAAGATAAGACGAGAGATAGCATTTCGAATACTAATTTGTTTATAGCTACAAAGTTTAATAGTAATACAGAAGTATTTCAGAACTGTGTTATTATGACGATTAATAATGTTGTACCTTTCATGGCTAAGAAGAAGCTAGAGAAAAGAAAGTTTATTGAAGATATTTTTAATCTAGGCATATTTGGTGAGATGCTAGACATTCTAAAAGCTGATGTTAATGATAATAAAAAGACGTTTGATTTAGAAGCAACTAAGCATGATGAGATATCAAAAAATATTCTATCTCTTCAAAAGCAACAAGAGCTACAAGCACAGGAGCGTCAAAGAAAGAAAGACAAATATATTGGTAGGCAGGAAAGTAATTCGAAAGAAATTACTGAAATTAATAAGAAGTTAGAAAAATTTACTTTACCCGACGTGCAAGAAATAAAGAAAAATATAGCTGAACAAGAATCTAATAGTTTAAAAACTGATAAAAAGCTGCAAGAGATACGTCATTCTATCTCTGAAAATACAACGCTTATTTCTCAAGCAAATAAGAAGATGACGTCAGTTGGAACAGATAAAGACGTATGTCCAACATGCTTAAGAACTATACAAGACGTAGATAGAAATCATATTAAAAGCGAGAAGAAAAAAATTAATCTTGAGATAGAAACGTGTGAAGAAAAAATTATTAAGCTTAAAGAAGAAGAAAAACAATTTGTTATTTTACAAAGTAAAATAGATGATAAGATTCAAAAGCTTAGAGATAATCTTTCGTCATATCAGCATAAAGTAAAAGAAAAGGACAATTTAACTTCAAGATTAGATCAGCTTAATTCCTGGCAAAAAGAACTAGAGCAAGATTTAAAAGAGCTAGAATCTGATCATCAAACATTTGATAATGTTATAACCGAACAAAAGAATAGACTGGAGTCTGTAAAAACGCAAATAGAGGTCATTAAAGATAAGCTTAATATGCTCGATATAGCTAAGTTTGTGGTTTCAGAAGAAGGTGTAAAATCATATATTGTTAAAAAAATGCTTCAGTTGTTTAACAGTAAGCTAGCATATTATTTAAAGAAGATGGATGCCAATTGCATATGCACGTTTAATGAATATTTCGAAGAAGAGATTATAGACAGTAGAGGTAAGCCTTGCTCATACTTTAACTTTAGCGGCGCAGAGAGAAAAAATATAGATTTAGCATGCTTGTTTACATTTATGGATATTAGAAGATTACAGGGTGATGTAACGTTTAACTTTAGTATCTATGATGAGTTGTTTGATTCAAGCTTAGACGAAAGAGGTGTAGAGCTTGTTATTAATATATTAAAGGAGCGTGTTGAAAAATATAACGAATGCATAATGGTTATTAGCCATAGAAAGGAAAGCATTAAAGCTGCTACTGGAGATATCATCTTCTTAGAAAAATCTAACGGTATTACTAAGAGAGTTGATTATAAAGAATATAGCAGTTAATATTAGTTATGCTACCCTTTGCGTCTCCTTTTGTTTCGCCTTTTGCTAATCCTATTGCTTCTCCTTTCGGTCGTACAGCGCAACCCACCTCTCAAGACGCTCTCCCGCGTCCACCCGAGCTCGATTTAAAAAGAGTGCAAAACTATTATGCAGATTATAGCGGGTGCGGGTTTTGGAGAATGATATGGCCTGAACACGTTTTAAATGCGCATCAAAAATTAGTTGTACACGGTAGTACAGTAATGTGTTTTGATCCTAATTATTACCGTGGTACTGAATGCGTTAGAATACAAAGACAAGCTACTGTTAGCCAGCTTAAATTTGTAAAGTTTTTAAAAGAACTAAGTCAAAAAGTTGGATTTAGAATGGTATATGAAATTGATGATTTAGTTTTTAGTGAAGATATTCCTGAGTATAATAAATTTAAACCTGCATTTACTGATCCTAGTATTAGAAAAACCGCACAAGAGATCATGGAGCTGTGCGATGAAATTACAGTTACATGTGATTTTATGAAGGAGTATTACCTCGGTAAGACCGCTAACAAGAATATAACGGTTATACCCAATTATCCTCCCAAGTTTTGGATGGGTAATTATTACGATGAAAAGCGCATTTCATCTAATTTTGATGAATATTCAAGCAGGCCTAGAATATTATATGCAGGATCAGGTGCTCACTTTGATGTTGATAATAGAGTAAATCAGAATGATGATTTTTATCATGTTATTGACGCTATTATAAAAACTAGAAAGAAGTATCAGTGGGTATTCTTAGGTGCGTTTCCTCTACCTTTAAAACCTTATGTGCAGAATGGTGATCTCGAATTTCATACTTGGCAGCAACTTTATTCATACCCAGAAAAGATCTTTAATCTCAAAGTTAATATGATGGTCGCTCCCCTTCAAAACAACACATTTAATAAAGCTAAAAGCGATTTAAAGTATATTGAAGCTTGCTGCTACGGCTTACCCGTTGCTTGTCAAGATTTAGTTACTTATAGCAATGCACCTATTAAATTTAATACAGGTGATGAAATGATCGGGTGTATAGAGGAGACGTTGGCTAAAAAGGGCAAATATATGAATATGTGTGCGAAATATAGAAAAGTTGCTGAAGATAGATGGCTTGAAAATGAAGACAACATAAACAAATATGTTGAACTTTACACCTTGCCTTATGGACATCCTAATAGAAAATTGTTAAATAAAATTAACAACCTATGAGAAAGTTAACTAAAAAAGAAATTAGACAGCTAGAAGAAGAAGGCCGGCTAAGAGACTTAGTTGAGATTTGGGTTGATAGGCATAATCATAAACTTGAATTACTAAGAACATTTACAAGCTTAGTCGCAGCTATTTGTTCAGCTATTGTACTTTTTAAAATAGTACTGCATTTATAATTGTACTTTTATTTAAAGTAGTTATAATATATTTGTGTACAGAAATGTTGCATACTTGCCTAGAGAGCAGCTTATGCGTTTGTTTACCTGGGATCAGGACGGTAAACGCGTAGCCTTAGATACTACTTACGAGCCTTACATTTATCTTGAGACTAATAATCATCCGGATTGTACAAGCATTTTTAACACCAAGTTAAAGAAGAAGCGATTTAAGAATCAAGCCGAACGAGCAAGATATTTAAAGGATAATAAAATAGTTCGTGTATTTGAAAATTTAAATATTCAACAGCAATTTTTAATTGATAATTTTTGGGAGCATAACGAAAAGGATAATTTTACTCAACACCCTATAAGAGTGCTTTTTATTGATATTGAGACCTACAGCCCTGATGAGTTTCCTAAACCCGAAGACCCAACTCACCCGATTAATATTATTACAGTATACGATACTGTTAAAAAGAAATTTATAACCTGGGGGCTTAAAGCTTATCATAAAGCTTTAGATAATGGCCTCTACATATACTGCAAGACTGAAAAGGATTTACTTACAAAGTTTCTTAGCTTTTTTACATCTGATTATCCTGATATTTTATCTGGGTGGAATAGCGAATTCTTCGACGTGCCGTATATTATTAACCGTATTACAAGAATACTAGGTGAAGATGAAACAAAAAAGTTATCCCCCGTAGGTTATATACGACCTATCATGTTTAAAGGTAAGTTTGGTAGAGAGCAAGTACATTGGCATATAGAAGGTGTATCTTGTGTGGATTATCTAGATATCTACAAAAGATTTTGCCCTACACTACGGGAGTCTTATAAGCTAGATGCAATTGGTGAAATAGAGCTAGGTGAAAATAAAATTGATTATGGTGATACTAATTTAACTAGCCTTGCAGATGATAATTGGGAATTATTTGTTGAATATAACATTCAAGACGTAAATCTTCTAGTTAGACTTGAAGAAAAACTTCAATACTTAGAGCTATTGAGGATGATAGCTTATGCTGGGCTCACAACATTTGAAGGCGCTCTTGGCTCATTATCAGTTATAACCGGTTTATGTGCTATTAGAGCGAGAACACGCGACCAGCGAATACCAACATTTAACAAAGAAGTACATAGTGATGAGCAGAACGCAGGTGCTTATGTAGGCGAGCCTTTAAAAGGATTTCAAGAAAATATTGTTTCTTTTGATGCGAATAGTCTGTATCCAAACGTAATGATTACTTTGAACCTCTCCCCCGAAACAAAAGTTGGAGTCATAACAGAGAAAACAGATAAGGAGATAACTATACAACATGTTAACGGGCAGGAATTTAAGCTTACCCCTCAGCATTTTATCGACTTTATTAAGAAAGAAAAGATAGCTATTTCTAAAGCTAAAGTATTGTTTACTCAGAAAGAAAAAGGTATTATACCTGAGACAGTAGACCATTATTATAAGAAGAGGGTAGAGATTAAGAGACAGCTTAAGCTGTTAAAGAAAAAGATTATTACTCTTGAGAAGGGATCTGATGAATACAAGCAACTTAAACGTCAAATTGATAATCTAAATATTACTCAGCATACAATTAAGATCTTAATTAACACTATCTATGGCTACTTTGGTAATAAACATAGCCCTCTTGGTGACGATCAGCTAGCCGAAAGCATCACATTAACAGGTCAAGCAGTTATTAAAGAATCTAACAGATTACTTGAGGAATATGTAAAGAGTAAGACAGGGATGACAGACGAAGATATATTAAAGAATACTCCAATTATCTATAATGATACAGATAGCTCGTACATTTCTATAAAAAGTATAGTTGAAAAAACAGGTCTTAGAATGCTAGATAGTAAGGGTAAAGTAACACCTGAATACTATAAAGAAGTTCAAGATATTGAAGATTATTTGAATAAAAATATTAAGGTTTGGGGTCAAACTGCATTGGGTTCTATTGACTGTAGGTTAAACTTTAAGAGAGAAGCTATAGCTGATACGGGAATCTTTTTACAAAAAAAGAGATATGTTTTACGCGTACTTGATGAAGAAGGCATACCCTGTAGTAAGTTTAAGTATACGGGAGTCGAAGTTGTAAGAACAACAATGCCTGCGCCTATTAAACCATACGTGAAGAAAATTATTGAGACAATGCTACTCACAAAAGACCTAGGTCAGACTAATAAAATTTTTAACGAAACGTATGAAATATTTAAAAATCTTAAAATCGAAGATATTTCTTTTGTAATGGGTATTAAAGGCTATGAAAAATACTCCGCAATGTGTGATGGGTTTAAGACAGCTAAACATATGCCTATACATGTAAAAGCTGCTTATTTTTATAATATACTTTTAGATAGGTTTAATACCGGAAAGAAGTATGAAAAGATTTCTTCCGGAGATAAGGTAAGATATTTTTATGCAAAGCAACCCAATAAATTTGGCATTAACACTATCGGCTACAAGTATACATTTCCAAAAGAGTTCAGCGATACATTTGAACCAAACCATGAAATGATGTTTGAAAAGATTATTTTTTCAGTCATTGAACGCTTTTATGAAGCCGTAAACTGGAAGCTTCAGTCGCCAGGTACACAAGTACAAACTGATTTATTTGATTTGTTAAAAGAGAGTTGATTTTAATTGATTATATCATAATATAACTACATGAGCAAAGAGAATATTGTAACATTTATAGATCATATTGGCAGAACCATGCTGGCGACTCTAGTTGACCAGGATAAGACACACCTTACTGTAAAAAATCCTGCCATTATTCACGTGCAACCTACGCAGAACGGGCAGTTAAACGTTCAGACAATTCCACTTTTCTTTAGGGAGTTTGTTGGTGAAAAGTCAAAGTCTAACGGTACCGTTTGGAAGTTTAACCTCAATACAATAGTTCTTGGTGTTGAAATTGACAATGATCCGAGGCTAGTTGAACAATATAACAAGCTTTTTTCCGCTCCTGTTGCAACCCCTGCAAAAGAATCTGCGCCGGTAATTAAATTGTTCGACGAATAATTTTATACTTGTTTTTCTCGAGACAGCTTTTATACTGTATCTATGAGTAAAGACCTTAATAAGATATTTGCATCACTAGACAAATTAAATACAGAAGCTTCATTTTTAAACGAAAATGCACTTAGTAAAGTTGATGAGTGGTTTGATACTGGATGCTACGCTCTTAACGCTATACTTGGCGGGAGTTGTAGGGCTGGTGGTGTTCCTAAGGGGAGAATAACAGGGTTCTCCGGTCCTAGTCAAACAGGTAAGACTTTTATTGTAAATAAGATTCTTGCTACTGCTCAGAAGAAGGGTCTTACTCCAGTTATATTTGATACCGAGATTGCCATTGATGAGAACAGCACAAAAGGTGTTGGTTTAGATCCTGAAAATGTAAAATATGTACCGGTAGATACTATTGATCAGTGTCGTAATCAAGTTAGCGCTTTACTTGATAGTATTATTGAAAATGATGCTCGGGGTAAGTTTATTATTAGTATTGACAGTCTTGGTAACTTAGCCTCTCAGAAAGAGCTCGACGACGTTGCCAAGGATAAATCTGCAGCAGACATGGGTCTTAGAGCAAAATCATTAAAGAGTATGTTCCGTACCCTAACTTTTAAAGCTGCTAAGGCTGGTGTGACGATTTTATTTACTAATCATACTTATGATGACCCGGCTTCAATGTTTCCGAGCTTAGTAAAGAATCAAGCTGGTGGTTCTGGCCCGGTATATATGGCTAGTATTCTTGTGCAGCTTGCCAAGCGCCATGAAAAGGAAGGGGAAGGCGATTCTATGGATGCTGAGGATAAAAAGCTTGCAGAAGCCAATAAGTACAGCGGTACAACACTTCGCGCTCTAACTGTTAAGAATCGCTTTCTACCACCGTTTTTAGAGACAGAAATGTATCTTTCTTTTAAGACCGGTCTAAACAAGTATAGCGGTCTTCTTGGTATGGCGGCAGTGAGAGGCATCGTTGAACAAAATGGTGCAACATATACTGTTGGTGTAACAAGCGGTAAATACAAAAAAGGTGATAAACTAGGATATGCTAAGACTTTTGCTAAGGATCCCGCTTTTTATGAAGAGTTTATTATACCTGAGCTTGATAAGAGATTAACGGAAGAATATAAATACAATGCCAACGACCAAGAACAAGAAGAGCCAGTCGAGTAAAGTAGTTGTTCCTATTAGCGGGGGGATGGATAGCTCAGTATTGTTACATCTTGCTGCAGATAGATACGACAAAGTTATAGCTGTTAGCTTTAGTTATGGACAAAAGCATAGCAGGGAATTAGTGTATGCAACACGCCAGTTAGCTGCTGTTGCAAATAAAATTGGTGAAAAGAACGTTATACATAAAATAATTACATTACCGTTTTTTAAGGATATTTGCTCTATTTCTTCCCTTCTCAATACTAAAATTCCTGTTGCTAAAGCAAAAGATGTAATGGGAGATCCACAGACAGTAAATTACGTTCCATTTAGAAATACAATGATGCTTGGTATTAGCCTGGCTATAGCTGAAAATGTAGGAGCTTCCACTATTTTTCACGGTGCAGCACAAGCTGATAGTGTTGCAGGATATTGGGATGGGAGTAAGGAATTTTTAACTCAAATAAATAAACTCACAGCTCTTAATCGTAGAAACAGAATTACAGTACAAGCACCGCTTATTGAAAAATCTAAGGCTGATATAGTAAAATTAGGCGTAAAATTAGGTGTTAATTTTGCAGAAACATGGACATGTTATGAAGGCGAGCAAATTGCTTGTGGAGAGTGTACAGCGTGCTCTTTGAGAATAAAAGGTTTTATAGATTCCGGTTATATAGACCCGTTACCTTATAAAATCTCAATACCTTGGGAAAAATATAAGTGTAAGATGATTAAGTAAATCTAGCTTATTAGATTTAATTAGTACTATATTTGTCAAATTCGTCGAAGCTTCTTCCGCCTTTATAGCCTAGCTCTCTTGCAATTGAAGTAGGTTCGTCTTCTTCAGGATATTCTTCTACAGTTTCCACTTCACCGGTACCCTCGCCTTCTTTTTTCTCAGATGAAGGTGAAAAACTATTTTTAAATTTTAATGAATCAATAAAGTCCTGTACCATTTCGCTGTCTTTAGCCATCTTTTCATCATAAGCGCGAATAATAGCCTCTTCTACTTCTTTTTTAAGCTCAGGTGAAGTATAAATATCGCCACCACCAGATACAGTTATTTCATCAGGCAATTCATTAAAGATTGGCATCCATTCTTTAATGAACCTAACATCGTTTTTTATAAAAGTATTTGTTGTAGGAGCTGGTGTTGCAGGTGAAGTACCAGGTGTGCCGGGAGCAACTACTTTCTTACCCTCTACTCCAGAGGTAACAGCTTGCTTGACTTGCGCAGGGCTAGCCGCTGCACCACCTTCTACATCTACTCTTAAAACGTTTAACAAATTGTCAACTATTCTAGCAGTGTATCTTGCTTCAGTACCACCGAGCTTGAGTTCGTTTTTAATTAAATTTTCTAGATCTGTTCTAAATTTCATTTTTGATCCCGGATAATAAAGTTTATATTCTTTACCATCTATAGTATGAACTGCAGGTTTAAAGAGCTTTGTCTGTATTGCTTGAAGTAAACGGTTTGCAATTTCTGCTTTTGTTTTACCTTCTTTTGCAGCTGTTTTACCTATTCCATAGCCTTTGCCAGGTGCCTTTTCAATATCGCCGGTATACCCTAGTTCGTCAGCATATATAGGTGCTTCTTTTAAAACCTTAGGTTTGTTAGTTAAATACGCTTCGAAAATGAGCTTTGTATCTTTGTTCATCTTGAATTATTTATTCTTTATATTATAATAAATCAGGAGGTTATAGCTATTTGCGGTATATTTGGTTCTAAAGACTTTACAACTTATGTAAAGCTTTATAAGAGCAATAAGAAACGTGGTACGTTTTCTTATGGAGGTTTATTAATTGGATCGAAACTTCATGCTATTTTAAAGACACCAGGTACCGCTAATTTATCTAATAAATTAGTAATAGAGTATGGCAAAAAAAAGAAGAGTATAACAGATTTTGATACTTTTTTAGGCCATACACAAGCACCTACTTCTGAGAAAAGAGCATTTTCACCTAACACATCACATCCATTTCAATACAAAGATTGGATAATCGCACATAACGGTGTTTTAACAAACGATAAAGAACTTAAGAAACAAATTAAAGATAAGAAAGCTTATAATGTGGTGGATTCTTCGGTTATAGCTCCATTTATTAACCAGCATGTTAAAGATTTAGATGATGAGGTTGCAGGAATTTGTAAAGCGTTGTCAAAGCTAAAAGGTACGTTCGGTTTATGGATTTATAATCAAAAATCTGCAAATATATTTCTTGCTAGATCCGGGAGTACTGTATTTGCAAATTTTTTGTCAAACGATTTTTCTTCTTTAAAAGAGCAGGAATTTGTAGCTCTTGAGGAAGGTGTTTTGTATCTTCTAACTAAAGAAGGTATTACTTCGGTAGGCGTATTTCAAACCAACTCACCGTTTTTTACCCCGTGAAAACAGCTTTTTATTTTTGCACTAAATGTAAAGAAGCAGAAGAAACGTACGCGTTTAAGTCACTTTCAAGAATAAAAAGTACGACACCTTGGAAGTTCGATATTTTTTACGATACAAATAATAAAATTGGATTAAGCGAGAAATATAATAATACTCTCAAGCTTCATGCAGAAGAATTTGATAATATTGTTTTTCTTCATGATGATGTTTATGTTGATGATTTAGGTGTTGTAAGCAAGCTTGAAAATGCGCATCAAACGTTTGATATAGTAGGTATAGCAGGTGGCCTTAATCCTGTTATCAAGCAACCCGCTCTTTGGCATTTAATGTGTGGAGGGTTTCATGGTGGTAATCTAAGAGGAGCGGTAGCACATAAAGTTAATAAAGATCAGATAGGCATGACAAATTTTGGCCCAACACCATCTCGTGTAGCAATTATAGATGGCCTATTTATCAGCGTTAAAACAGAATGTTATTTAAATAAAGATTGGAAGTTTAATGAAAATTATAGATTTCATCATTATGACATAGCTAGCTGTATTGATGCTAACAATAAAAAGCTTAAAATAGGGGTTGTCCCTATATGGGTCGTTCATTCTTCTCCGGGGTTGCTGAGCTTTGATGATTCAAATTTTGTTAATAGTCAAGAAAAATTCCTAGAGGAATATAGTGACATTGATTCTGTGTAAACTTAATATATTATTAAATAATGGTTAAGCTAGATTTAGACTTTTTTGAAACTGTTATTGCTTATAAGTCGTTAACTGATGAAACTTATCTGGCATCTATTGTTGATCATATAAAGCCGATTTTTTTTAAAAATAAAGATATTAAAGCAATCTTTACAATTATTAGAGACTTTTACGAGAAGAGAAACGCTTGTCCAACACTTACTGAAATAAAATCATACCTTGTTAATGATGATCTTAAAAATTCATTTAAAGCAGTGGTAACACAGTTTAATAATCTTGATAAGAATTTTAATAATGATGAGCTATCTGCAAATACAGAAACATTTATTAAGGAAAAATCTGTGTACCATACGATGATGGACGTTGTAGATGATATTAATAAAAATACAGTAGACACATCTAAGATTTTATCAAAGTTTGAAAAAGCATGTAATATATCTTTAACCACCGAAATAGGATTAGATTTGTATGCTGATCTTGATCGAGTTATTCAAGATTTAAATTCAAACGAAAAATATATTCCTTCTAAGTGGAAATGGTTAGATGATAAAATAGGTGGTGGGTTTTTAGAGGATGGTAGAGCATTATATTTGTTTGCAGGTGAAACTAATATTGGTAAGAGTATTTTCTTAGGTAATGTAGCTATTAATATAGCTGAACAAGGGAGAACAGTCTTACTTGTATCTTTAGAAATGCCTGAAATAATTTATGCTAAAAGATTAGTATCTAGTGTATCTAAGATACCGTTAAGTCAGCTTAAATTAGAATCTGAATCTCTAAAGTCGCAGATTGGTGAATATTGCATTGAGAATCCTAATGCAAAAATTATTATTAAAGAATTTCCACCAGCTACTATTACCCCTAACAATCTAAAAGCCTTTATTAAAAAGCTTGCACAAAAAGGTATTAAAATAGACGCAATTGTACTTGATTATGTTAACTTGTTACACTCAACTATGGGTGATTCTAGCTATGAAAGAGTAAAAATTTGCACCGAACAACTTAGAGCTCTATCCTATAGCTTTAATTGCCCAGTTATAACTGCAACTCAGTTAAATAGAGAAGGGTATGAAATAACTGATCCGGGGCTAAAGACCATTTCAGAAAGTATAGGCCTTGCTATGACAGGAGATGTAATTATGAGTATTTGGCAGGAAGACACGGATAAAGAGCTTGGCGTTATAAAGATGGGATTAATGAAGAACAGATTTGGACCAAATTACGGTCATTGCGCAATGAGAATTGATTACTCTACATTGACTATTACTGAAGACGAACATATAAACGACACGGAGGCAAGCACATCATCTATTAGTACGTTGACCAAATTAGCTATTGACAATTGATTTATTGATTTTGTTAGATAATTAGTTGTTGAATGTGAAAGGTTACGATCCTTCTGAACAAATCACTGATTACGAACAAACTCATTTGTTTTTATCATTCTGTTCGTTCATAACTCTTATGAATACTAAAAAACTAAATTTAGCAAATGTTTTTATTACTCTTCTTAAACATAAAGAATTTAGAGATATTTTTAAAATATATTGTGATATGAAAAATGATTTTTCGGCTATTAAATTTTTCTTGCAATTTGATTCAAGTTTGTATAAAAGTAAATATATTATGAAGTTTTTAAATTCCAATAAAAAGGCTCTTTTTTTATGAGCAAAATAGTTAACGCGTCAGTAACACTAGATAGAAAGAAATGTACAGACAAAGTTTATTTCGATAAAGCGTATAAAAGATTTTCAAGAGAGTTTTTGAAATCAGGAGTATTAGAGGATTTGAGATTTAAGAGATGTTTTTATAAGCCCAGCGTGTTGCGTAAACTAAAGAAGCAAGTAGCTAGATTTAAGTGGAAGTATTACAATTGATTACCGAGTTTGAAAAGCACATTTATAATTCATATTTAAAAGTTACCAGATCAAATAGTGACTTACCGTATAAGCTTCGTAAAAATTTCGAAAAAATAGATGATAAGCTTTTTATTGCATTAAAAAAGCTTTCAAGTTTTTTTAAGAAATACCCACACATTAAGGTTGAAGACTTTTTTAAAGCCCCGTACACTTTATACCCCGACGAAAAATATTTTTCAATTGATTATTATTATTCTTTAAAAGCTATAAAATCATATACTTTGTTTAACAAAAAACAAATTAACATGGATCCGGATAGCGATGAACAACTTAAGAGTATTAAAGAGTCGCTAGTCTTTATAAATAGTTTTTGTAGAAAAAACAACTTAGACGTTAGAAATTATATATCTCACAAAACTAACAATGAGCATAGTTTTATCATACATCTTAAAGAGCATAACGTTAATGTATATACGTTGCTAGGATTTAATAGCTTTGAAAAAACATTAAAAGGATGTAATGCCGAAATAGTAAAATTTATTATCGGTGAAGACATCTATAATAATGTCCAAGTCTTTAGGACTAGATTATATAATTCTAAGAAAGCTAGCAAATTAGTTGAGCTAGGCTTAAAAAAAATTACAGAAAATGCTTGATTTAAACCTAATATCATTTATTATTATTTTATGAGTACATTTACCACATCGATGTTTGAGAGTATTAAAGGCGCTTTGACCAAAAATAACGAATCCACAGCTTCAAAGATTAAGGATTACCTACGCTGTGAAGTAGGCAATACATACACTGTTCGATTACTTCCTAATGTAAAGGATCCTAGTAAGACATTTTTTCATTATTATTCTTACGGCTGGAATAGTTTTGCAACTGGTGAATTAATTACCGCAGTAAGCCCGACAACTTGGAATCAACGTGATCCTATTGCAGAAGAGAGATATAAGATTCTTCGCACTGGCACAGAAAAGGAGAAGGAAAAGGCTCTTGCTATTAAGCGTCGTGAAAATTGGCTCGTTAGTGTATATGTTATTAATGATCCTGTTAATGCGGACAATAACGGTAAGGTGAAGTTACTTCGTTTTGGTCGTCAGCTTCATAAGATTATTATGGGCGCTATCGAAGGTGAAGAGGCAGAAGATCTTGGCCCTCGTATATTCGATCTTTCCCCAAAGGGATGTAATTTGAGAATTAAAGTTGAGAAGCAGGGCGATTATCCTACTTATGTTTCTTCTAAGTTCTCCACTCCTAAGGAGATTGAAGGGCTTGATGAGGATTCTTATAAGAAGATCTATAACAGTGCGTTTGATTTAGAGTCTTATGTTAGTGTAAAGGGGTATGAAGAACTAAAAGGTCTACTTGATACGCATTATTACGGTACAAAGGATGTAGAAGAAGAAGTTGTTACTGCTCCGGAGCCTACTAAGGCTCCTAAGCCCTCAGTAAGCGTTACAGTAAATAAGAAGTCAGAAGCAAAAGAGACCAGCTCTGATGACGAAAGTATTAACGAATTGCTTAAAGATCTATAATGGACGACTTATTTAGAGAGCTTTCTCCGGAAGAGATTAAGTTGGCAACTATTCAGTTTATGGGCCAGCATCTCACCGGGGAGATGAAAGAGCTTAATAAGAATATTATTAGTGAAAGCTCTACACTTAAGAATCTAAATATAGACCCCGTAAAAGTATTGCAAACAGTTTCTGCTAAGTATCAGCAACCTTACGCTACTTCTGTTAATGCTGGTATTAATACACAACAGCAAGTACAGCAAGTTCCTGTTCAACAGCCTCAAGTTGTTCAGCAACAGGTAGTACAAGTAGATCCTAATCAGCTTGAATTTAATTTTAGTAATTCTGGATTTGCAAATTCGTTTTTAGAAAAGATAGATGCTGTAAATTCTAAGCTAGATAAAATTATAAACATTCTAAAAAAAGATTGATAATTTTACTTTTTATCTTATTATAAATGTGTGAATTTAAATATAAAAGATAGAGATAATTTTCTTAACAATTTTGTAGTACCTTTAAGTAAAATAACAGATAGTGCGGTATTAAAAGTCTCGCCTAGTAAAATTAAATCACTTATTTCTACTAGCGACAATACAATTATAGTTAATGCAGAATATGATGATGACAGTATTAATGCTACTAAAACCTTAAACATTCCAGATCTTAAAAAGTTATGTCGTATTATTTCTTGTATTGAAGATACTACGTTTTCTTTAGATATATCTTCTAATTTTCTTGGATATAACTCTAATAATGTAAGGTTTAAATATCATTTGTATGATGATGGTATAATACCGTCACCTAAACTCAGTATTGATAAGCTTAATTCACTGGCGTTCGATGGTAAATTCACACTGCCTTACAGCTCAGTTATCAATCTTATTAAAGGCAGTTCTGTAAGCACGGAAACTAATAAGATTTACATATCTGTTAAAGACAAGCAGATATTTGGAGAACTAACAGATAAGACGAGAGCAAATATAGATTCATACGGTATTAATATTTCTAACGACTATGACGGTACTCAGTTTGCTATAGCTATACCCTTGAATTTTGAGATATTTAGAATAATTTCTTCTATGAGATTTAAAGAGCTTCAAGCTAATTTAATCACTAAGATGGGCGTTATAACATTTGACCTTAATCTCGATAATTCTAAGTTTAAATTTGTAATATCCGCACTAGCTAATTAATATGAGCAAAAATAAAATTAAAACACCAAGTTATTTTGTTAAGCGTTTGCGTGATAACGGATTTATTGCAATTAAGTTATTTAACGTGTTTGCAAAGCATGATCCCAGACAGTGGGTAGTTATTGTCAATCCTACAGAGGCTTCTGTTTTTATTACCTGCTACATAAACAAGAATAATATTGATGAGGTGTTGTTTGAGCTTAATGACGGCGATAGACTTATACCAAGAAATTTTTCTATTAAAACAGATTCAATCGAAGTAATTATAGACTATCTAGTTAGACACGGGGTTTCTAATAATAAACATTACCCAGGTCGTGATAGATATTTGTCAAAAAGACTAAATACTTATGATGAAAAATAAAAATTCATCCAAAGGTGATAGTCAAAATAAAGCATTTAATCCTAATGAGAATAAGGAAGTTAAAGAGCTAACGCACAGAGCTCTTTTGTCTTTTCTTAAAGATCAAATTAGTGAAAAAAATTCTAATAAAAAAGACTTAGACGCTTTAAACGCTCAAATTTTAGAGTTTCTTAATAGCTTTATTTTAATTGGATATAACTTTAACGGTGAACCCATTTCAATGATTTCTGCCCACAACCAGCAGGAAGCCGATTCTCTGGGTGCGCTATTGAATAAATTTATATTTAATTCTACTAAAGACTCTGGAGATTAATTAGCTACTAATTATAATACTTTGTGGTAAAAGTACTTTTACTTGGCAAAGGGTTCGTAGGCAAAAAATTAGGCGCTTTTTTAACTGAGCAAGGCGCCGATATATTTCATATCGCACAAAATGAAATAGATTATACCTCGCATTATACTTTCAGTACACTTTTAAGAGATTATAATTTTACTCATGTTATTAATTGTTGTGGATATACCGGGAAGCCTAACGTAGACGGCTGTGAGTCTAATAAAGATGAATGCTGGAAGTATAATGTAACAGTTGCTGAAATGATCGATCGGCTTTCTTATTGCTTTGGAAAAAAGTGTATACATATTTCAAGCGGCTGTATTTATACAGGATACGAAAAAGAATTCACAGAGCTAGATACGCCAAATTTTGGATTATATAATCCTGAATCTAGTTTTTATTCAAAGAGCAAACATGCATTAGAAACAATTATTAATACTAAATTATCAGCCGTTTTAAGAATAAGGATGCCATATACCGGGGTACATGAAGATAAAAATTATCTTATAAAAATTTTAAAGTATGATAATTTAATTAGTATGCCTAACAGTGTAACAAGTATAGATGATCTTTGTGTGTTTATTTCAAAGTTTGTTAATGATTTTAGACCTGGTATATACAACGTAGTCAATCCACAGCCTATTGAATCAAAAGAAATAGTTAATATTTTGCAGAAGTATAATTTGATAAATGCAAATTGGAAGTTTATTGAAGTTAAAGATTTAAATGTTATTGCTAATAGATCTAATTGCGTTTTAAATACTGATAAAATTAAAAGTATAGGTCTATGTTTACCAGATACGCATGAGTCTATAGAAAGGAGTATAAAGTCTCTATGCTCCTAAACTTATTAAATAAACACCCTAAAAAGAAGATAGTCTATGCAATTACTGGTGGTAAATATCTTGGTGAATTGTTTGTTTTTATGGAAAAAATAGACAACACATTTTTCTTTTTGTCTTTACCAGATATGCATGTTAGGGAAGTACCAGTAGATAAATTTGAGTTTGGGTTGAAACAAAACATTATAGACATAGTAAAGAAAGTACCTAGTTTTGTTTATAAGGTATGTCAAGCACAATATAAGAAGAATAAAACACGTGCTTTACCGGTAACTTCAGATAAATAGTATTATGGACTTCATTACACCTAAGCCAATAGTTTCACCGATTAGCGGTCAGACAGTTCGCCCTGTACTAAAAACATATATTCGTGAAGGTAAAGAGATTGTTGAAGCAGAATATATTGATCCAGCTAGTGGCGCCTTTATTAGAAAAGGTATCGTTTCTGTTAGAGACTTAAAGAGCAAAGACAAAAAAGATTAATCTTGTAACTTAATAACTTTGCTTTATAATTAAATTGTGCTAATACCGTCCGAATATATACTGCAAAAATTTTATCAGTATGCTGGCTACCCTCAATTTAAGAAAGTCAGTAATACATATGTTGCCGGGTGTCCTATTTGTAGGGAAGGCAAGTCATGGGGTAAGAAAAGAAGATGCATTTATATAGTAGAAGATAATGTAGTGTGCTGTCACAATTGCGGGTGGTATAGCGATGCTGTTAAATGGATTTGTGAAGTGTCCGGTATGAACTTTGGCGAAGTTTTAAATGAATCAAAAAATTTTGATATATTACCATTAGATACTTTATCAGAATCTAATAAACAGATAAAGCAGAAACCCTTAAGTACTCTTCCTGCAGATTGTATTAATTTATTTGATAGCAATCAAATAGAGTTTTATAAAGATAATAAAATAGTTAACGATGCATTAGATATTGTTAAGTCGAGAAAACTCGATACAGCTATTAACAAGCCCGATACACTCTGGGTTACCTTAAAAGATAAAGTACATAAAAATAGAATTGTAATACCGTTTTACGATGAAAATAATAATATAATTTTTTATCAAACAAGATTAATCTATAAGCAAGATGAAAAGTTTTATCCAAAGTATTTGAGTAAAGTAAATGGAGAAAAATCACTTTATAATATTAATAAAATAGATAATAGCTTGGATTATATTTTTATTTTTGAAGGGCCTATTGATTCGTTCTTTGTAAAGAACGGTACAGCTGTCGCCGGTATTCAGGAGAATAGTGCTAATACGTTCTCTACTCTACAAGAAAAACAACTCTTACCATTTAAACTTTTTAATAAAATATGGGTATTAGATAGTCAATGGTCAGATAATGCTAGTAGAAACAAAACTAATAAACTAATTGAAAATGGCGAGACAGTTTTTATCTGGCCTGAAGATATTGGTAGAAAATTTAAAGATATAAACGATTTGTGTATATCTAGAAATAAAAGCTATATTGAACCTGAGTTCTTTATTGAAAATTCACATTCAGATATGAAAGCTAAGTTATTAATGTCTGTTATCTGTCGTTAGCAGAAATTAAATAACCTTTTAACGATTCACTCAATGAGCTTAGTTCAGCGGCCAATCTAGCAATCTTTTTCTTTTCGCTTCTAGCTATATCTTCGAAAATAGAATCACAAGCAGCTGTATGCAATTGAACCTGCATGCTAGATGCATCAGTACTATTTAAAAAGCCAATAAATTGATCGATCTGTGATATCCAATTTTTTAACTTAGAAATCTGCTCATTTTTTCTATGGTCTTGGACTTGCTCGCGACCACCCTGAACGTCGAAGTCTTCAGGCTTTGCAGTATCAAGTGAAGCTGCCATAGCGTCTTTATCAGTTTCAGGTGTAGCAACCGGTGCTTCATTTTGATCGGCTTCTAATAATGCAGTGAATCTGTCAGCAAAATAACTCATATTAATATTTATTATTGAATAAATAATTTTGTGAGAAAAAAGTTAGTTTTTGAAGATATTTTAAATTACAATAAATGGGTATCTGGCATCGCTTCTAGAGAGCTTGCATCACAAAGAGTTAGCTTAAAAGACTTATTTTCGAACCCTTACATAGATCAGAATCCTAACGATGCTAAAGCAGAGCCTGTAATGCCTTTTCCATTACAAAATGTTACCCAGCAAATAGGGGATCTTTATATTAATGCTTGTAATGTAAAGGAAATGTTCAAACATTCGTTAGCTAATCCTGTTATTGCAAGAAATAATACTGCAAAAGAAGCTGTAAAAGAAATAGTAGGTAAATTAGACGCCATTATAGATATTATAAAAGGAATAGTTATTCAGGCAAACAAACCGGTTGCAAAAAAAGAGAAATAAGTTATAATATATTGATGGTAAAGACGGTACTATCACAGCTAATACCTCTAATAGTTGGCTCTATATTAATCAGTGTTGTATTATCCCACTGGGGTGTAAGCTATATTGCAGGAGGGTTATTTGGTATTGCAATTCAATTTTTAGGGTATTATGCTTTTAAAAATATTTTAACAGCTATCGTTGCATTAAAAAATAAGCAGTTAGAAAACGAAAGGATAAGCGCCCTAACATATCAAGGTCTTGAAGTAGTATGCCCTTGCTTTAAGCAAGTTAAAGAATTTGTTCCTATTAAACTTAATACAACTAATTACTACAAATGTAGCGAATGTAAGAAGACAATTGGCGTGGTGATTACACCAGAGACAGCTGTTGTTACTGAACCCCAGGATTCAAGCTTAGAAGCTGTAAATAAAATACTAGCTAAAGGAATATTAAATGCACCCCGAGCCACAGATACCAAATAGTATTAAAAATCTCACCACAGAAAAGGCTTCCGATTCATTTTTATCTGTTAGTAAAGCACCAGAAATACCTTTAGATGATATAGCATTAGTCTTCAAAAGATCTCTTACTGCTAAAGAGCTTGCAAGCTTTGAGCTAGGATTAGCATACTTTAAGAAAGACACAGTTCATGATAAACATGTGGTTAAAAATTTTTTAAGCCTTGTAAATGAGAGTCTGGTAAGATCGGTTAATGATAGTGATATTGATGTAGAGAATAAACATTTTATTGCTTCACAGCTTAAAACGGCCATGGATAGTATAGCTAATAACTTTGACGCGTTTTATAACATTTTAAATATTTTAAATAAACAAAAGAATTTACTTGACGTTAAGTGCTTTACCCTCATAATAGTTGGATATGCAATCAGCCTTCTCAAAAAAATTTATAACAGTACAGACAAGTAAAGCAACGCATAAGCTTAAAGCCGAAGAATATGCTCGGTGGTTATGCTTGATTGAAGCTTTAGATATTGTCTCTAGGGGTGCTGATAAGTTTAAGGTCGACCTAAACGGAAAAGATGTAGATTGGATAAAGCCTTTATCATTTCAAAAATATGTTGCCGAGCGCTTTGAATCAATGATTGATGAGGTGTCGATGAACGAGGGTATTAAGATAAATATTAAAAAATTACCATGCACTACATTGTCGGAACCAGTTTTAGAGTAACACCTAATCCCAAGGCTTTAATTAGGGACAAGCGGTTTGTTCCTCAACAAGCCTACACTTTAATTCACATTTCTAAAAAAGATAATAAAGTTGTATATACATTTTTAGGAGGCGGTCAAAAAATAGTAGTAGACTTTAATAATTGTAGAGAAGCAGATCAGTTTATTTCAAAATTTAGAAACGAAAATCTCCCTAATTACGAAGTTCAATTAGTACCAGTAGTTGATAACGTCGCCGACTAATTATTGGTACCCGCCATACACATCACCGTAACTTGTCTGGCTGTAGTCGAATATATTTTTTGATGCTTCATTTACATCATAATTGTAAGATTTTTGTGCACCAGAAGCAGTAGGAGATGTTGTATCGTCAAATACTTGATCGTTTTGCGCTTCTGGCGTTACGCCAGGTTCAAACGAGTATTCGAATCTCTTAGCTTTTATTAACCAAACATAATGACCTGCAAGAGGATTAATTTGTGCTATATCTTGATCTAATCTCTGGGTAATTTCATATATGTTACCGTTTCTACCCCCCGGTCTATCATTACCATATTCAGTTAATTGAAATAGATCACCGGCTTTAGGTTCCGCGCCTTGACCAAAAGTGGCATAAAACGCACTTATATGTACAAACGCTGTAACTTCATCATCTGAAACCAAACCAAACTTACTCAAAAGCAATGCATTTTCATTTAAATTAATAGCTATAATTAAATCTTGAGGCGGCGAATATTGCTGTGTAGGCTGCTCTCCGTAAAGCATATCTGCACTTAAAGTAGATGTATTATTAACTATATAACCAACTTTTTGACCATAAAGATTAATCTGCTCTCTCCAATAATTTGAGATTATATTTCTTTCATCAGCATTTTTCTCTTTATCAGTAAATCTAAAACAAGTATTATCTACAAAAAAGAAAGGGTATGTCTTAGACTGTTCTAGATTACCTGTATAATATTCTGTAGACATAATTATCCTATAAAAGTATTGTTTCCTGTTGAAGTAAAGGTATGGTATGTATATCCATCACCAGGGGTAATTATAGTTACAGATGTTTTATAAGTTGTATTATTTAGCGAAATTGGTATTACAGAGTTACCAGTAGCTGTAATTTCAGCCAATCCAGAAATCGTTACATCTGCCATATTATTTTTCTAAAATCGCCTTTCCTAATACCGGATCAAATCTAAGACTTATTCCTGTATTACCGAGTTTTTTAGGAGTAGTACTAGAGTATTTAAGATTAAATTGATCTTCTATATCTTTAATGTCAGCACTGTTAACAACAACCTTACCGGTCTTTTTTCTTAATAAGCTTAAAACCCTTTGATTTTGTAAAATAGTTTGATGAGCCTTAGGAACAAATCTAGACTGTGAAGGTAGAGTAGCTCCTAAACCTTCATGGCGCTTTTTAACGAAATCGCCTTTCTTATTAAATTTACGCCAATGATCCTTAAAGGTATTCATATAGATATTTAAGCAAAAAAAAGGGCCTAATTTGACTTAGGCCCTAATTTTTACTATGTTTTGACTACTATTATTTTAGTCCAGCTAGATAAGCACCTACTTTGCTTGTCTTTGAGCTTACTACATTAGCCTTACCCTTCGGTGATGTAGGGGCACCGCCCTTTACACCAGCGCCTACTAGAGCATGGCCTTTTTCACCATCATTACCAACTTTATCTGTAACCTTGCCATCACCTTCACCGTGTGAAACTAGGCTCTTTGTTACATCGCCGACCTTATTGTCCTTCTTTTGAAGGGCCTGGCCAGCTGAATCTGGAAGTTCTTTTAATTCTGTAGCTTCTTTTGCGACGTTGTCTTCTTCTTCGTCTTTCTTTTCTTCTTTCTTTTCGTCCTTTTTCTTTTCTTCGTTAGCTTCTTCAGGAGCTACTTCGTCTCCGGCGCCTTCTTCACCAGCGCCTTCTTCACCACCAACCTCTTCCTCACCGCCGAGAACGGCACCGAGTACTTCGTGTAGCTTTTCAGCTAGATCACGAGGTAGTGTAAAGCTAACTTCTTCTCCGCCGACATCTTCACCAGTATCACCTGTAGGCAACCCGAGAGCAGCGGCGTCATTTGCCTCGG